GGCTCAGTTTTATTTTAGCATACATAAGAAGAAATACTGCTGTCGAGAGTGTATGAATAGAGAAATGGCTGCACGAAAACGCGCCCGCGATAAAAGCAAGGCCACAAAAGAACAATAAAAAACACGGAGAGACATTCCTTGAGAATTTCTCTCCGTGTTTTTTATTCAGTAGCGGCGGTTACAAACGGTTGCTCGATTACCATACTCAGTGCGGCACGATCAGCATCGTGGTTGCCATCGTAATTTTTCAGCAGATACCGTGTGTCTAATACGATTCCTTGGATGCGTTCGTAAATTTCGGGATTATCTGGATTGTCTACCCAATCTCCAACAGCCTCAGCCACATTTTCACATAACCCGTTAATGCCAAAGAAGTTCTTGGCACGATTATACGGCATGATAAAGGCGTTGAATACTTGCACACCATCCGGTGTTTTTCTGTTCTTTACAAACTGACCATATGTAATCTGCTTGTTGATATCGGAAGATTGCGGCAAGGCACTGGTGCCCAATACGGGTGCGATACCATAACGATAATATTTTGCATCGAGTACATAATACTTTCCACCATAAATCATGATGGTGTCCGGTTCCAATGCACTGGCAGGCTTATTCTTATCCTTTCCATAACGCGCAGTCCATATGCCGTGTGGGAAATAATCAGCCTTATTAGGCACACCGAATACTTTGTCAATGAGTTTCTCCCAGACAGTCTCAAACTTATCTGTTCCAAAGTAGAACTGCTTATCAATGGTTTTGCTGTCCTTGAACTCGATCATTGCTATCATAGAACGGAATAGAGACTTATCTGCATCGTTGTTGGTGCTACCAAGTTTCTCGTTCAAAGTTGAAATAAACATATTCTTGTCGAAGGCTATATCGGGCTGTTCTGGTGTGTTCGTGGTATACAGCCAGCCGATGCGTTCAAAGCTTTCATACACGCAGTATTTATGAATGCGTGTGATAAGCCTGGTCATATCCGGCGAATAGTCTCTAACAACCTGCTTAAGGTAAATAAACGATTTTCCTTGAACCACCGGAACTAACTTCTTGGCCGTTCGTCCCCAGTCGGTTTTTCCACGTCCATCCACCTTGTATGTGACCTCAGTTTCGGTATAATAACTACCATTGTGATCCAAATAGTAGTTTATAACATTAAGGTAGGCCTGGATTGGAAAGTCCACCGATTGCGGTGCGGTGAACTTATCCATTTCCAGAACTCTGTCCGTTTTATCCGTGAATGCTGCTAATACCTGGAAAAGATTTTTAATGTCTCTTCGAAGCTCATCATCTTGCGCGGGCAGTTCGTAACCCATAGGAAAATAAATCATCGCATTTTCCGAGTCCGCCTTAATACCGACAAAACGGTCGCCATCGCCGTTTTTGTTGACGTGGCAATGGTCTCTGATCTTAAAATGCTCACGATCTATAGGCATATAGGCTCCTCCAATCTTTTAAGATGATTTCTTCGGTACGAGGGTGTTGAAAATATTCTCCTTGAAAACAAGGAATCTATCGTCCTTCTCAGAAGATACAAAAAGTTCAATAACATCTTCCAGGCTCTTTACTTTATCAAGGTCAAATACATCTTCCTTAGTAAACTTGAAAGCATCGTCCCACAAATACTTGAGTACCTTTTCTGGGAAACGGCTAATCTGTCTCTCGCTGCCATCACCCATTAGCAGGTCTTCCTTGGAAACAAAATGTGTACCCAGGCGCTTATCCTCAGAAGAAGTCATACGGATATTTTTTGTGAGGACAATTTTGTTAATTTCAGTGAAGAAATGTTCCCAAGAAACACTTGTATCCAGAATCTTGGTTTCCGCAAAGGCACGTTCGCCTTGATTGTCCTGGAAACGATTCTTGATAAGACGCATATTCCATCTTCTCTGGAATGCAGTGTCCAAGGTGAATACGTTCTGGTCACTGGTATTCATTGTACAGAGAATAGACATATTGGAAGGGATAGAAACCTTGTGGCTATCATCCTCATAAACAATTCGGGCAATGTCGGCATTGGTGATTTCATATTCGCTACCGCCGGATTGGTTTCTATCAAGCAATTGGAAAATGTCACCGAAGATAGCCGGTGCATTGCCTCTGTTAATTTCCTCAATAACAAGATAGAACATCTTGTCTGGATTCAAATAGGCTTTGCGGACCAGTTTTGTGAAAGGACCCGGAGTGAACACATAGCTTACGCTACCATCTTCTGCCACTGCCGGCAAAATCTGTCCAACAAAATCAGAGTAGGTGTAATCCGGATGGAAAACCAATCTTTCCATCAGATTGGCATCATTGCAGTAATCGTTCTTGACAGTCCAAGATTTACCTGCACCAGGTACGCCATAAAGAATAATGTTGGTGCCACCTGTTAATCTCCCAGAATCGCTGTTACTTCTCTGTGTAGCCAGCGATGCATCTATAACGGTATTAGTTGCCAACTTGAAGAATTGGTTATTCAGTGCTTGCAGCCCACCATCGCCATCAACCCCTTTTCCTGGAATTACTCCAAAAGCGTCATATTTGAATTGCTTGGCACGTTTAAGCAGTATTAAATAACTTCCAGAATGCAGCAAGTGACGAAATGCGACAAAATCCGCACTATCGAAATTAATGAGGGACACCTGGATTTGGTCTGCTTGGTTTTTGCGCTTGCTACGCACAACAGATGTCTTTCCCTCAATGATTCCGTTGACAAATACCAAACCATCATCTGCGGCATTTCCGCCCAAGTAGTCATAGTTTGACTGATGAATGCAAACTGGAATCTGAGGAATAAAATATTTCTTCAAGTCTGCATCAGAATGAGCATCATTAAAATATCCATCCGCACGAAGATACGGAAAGATATCCATCTGCGCTCCCGTGATCGCAATATGCGTTTGATTGGTGGTTCTTCCGTCATCAAGGGTATTTGATGCTTCAAGTTTCTTAATAATCGCACCGTCATACTGCTTGGTGTCGATTGTTGTTCCTGTTGCCGATAAAATATCGGCAATTAACGAAATAGCGTTGTTAAAATCCATTTTTATAATCCGCCTTTCTGCGAAAGGCACCAATCAGGGATGAAAAAGTGCTTTCGCTAAAATAAAATGAGTGATATAATGTAGTTAAGTGGAACGGTTAACTACAAAAACCGTGGAGGTGAGTGGCGGGGCTGTATAGCGGCAACCCCGTATTTTTATATGGTTCGTCTCTCCGTTAAGGCATCAATTAATGGCGCAAACAAGTAGCCCGTAAACCTATCTCTTTCAAATCGACTCGATTTTGCCGGAGATTCAGTCAATGCCGTTCCACTTAATCTTTTTATGGAGGTGTCTTTGTGGCATTTAAAATCTTCCGTAAGAACTGTTGTGGTCTTGATGTGCATAAAACCTGGATTTATGCCTGTATTGGAATTACCGACGCCGATAACCGTACTGAATACAAACAAGCTCGTTTCTCGTCATTTTCAAAAGGATTACAGGAACTTTCTTCCTGGCTTGCTAAATATTCTTGTACCGAAGTTTGTATAGAGTCATCCGGTAAATACTGGATTCCTGTATTCAATATCCTTGAGAAAACCTGCTGGGTCACGCTTGCTCATCCAAAATATACGAAACCTCAGAAGGGTAACAAAACAGATCGTAAGGATGCAAAGTGGATTTGTGATTTATTTATGTGTGACATGATTAAACCAAGCTTTATTCCTCCGCCTAATATTCGTCATCTTCGTGATTTGCTGCGTTTTCGCATGAAACTGACTTATCAGATTACAGGAATGAAAAATCGTGCCCTCAATTGCCTCACTGTATCAAATCTGAAACTTGATGATGTGTTTACGGATGTCTTTGGCAAATCCTCTCGTTCCATCATTCAGCAGATTCTTGATCATTCAGGAGAAACTTTTGATGTTACACCTTACATTCACAAAAACTGTAAACATCCGGTTGAAGAAATTTAGGCTGCAATTGATGGAGCAATCTGTCCTAAACAGGCAACCAAACTAAAAATCTGCCTTGATTTTATTGATGAACAGGAAAGGCGTATCGCTGAACTTGATACTGAAATTTTTCGTCTTGCTGAACCGTACAGCTCTGTTCTGGAGTTTATGCGTACAGTTCCGGGGTTCTCTAAAGAACCTCTGACAGCAATTCGTCTTCTTTCAGAAATTGGTTCGGATATGTCTGTTTTCCCCACTTCCAAAAATCTTGTATCATGGGCAGGATGTTGTCCTCGAAACGACAGCAGTGCACAGAAAGTGAAATCTACACGTATTTCCCATGCAGGTTCCTATCTGAAACCTTTGCTGGTTCAGATCGCCAATGCATTACTGAGATCTAAAGAGCATCCCGAATTTAAAGAGCGTTACCGCAAAATTAAGACTCGCCGTGGGCATAAAAAAGCGATTATTGCATTATGCCGTATGCTCCTGACCGCTATCTGGAACGTACTTTCTAAATGCGAACCCTATTCTGCGAAAGGCTATCTGGCTGACAAGACTACTGAGCACTCTGTTGTGATATCCAAAACGGAAGGTCTTGCTCTCCTTCGTCAACGTGGCTATATCTTCAAAGATGAAGTAGCTGATTTTGCCTAATAACTACCATTAAATAATTTTTCAAGCCATCTCACCATGGCTTGCTTCGCTATGCCTTTTTTTCTTTTTCATAGGGTGAAGATTATTTTCAAACTTCACACCTCGTATAATAGATTTTAGGGTAGTTTCAAGAGCACCCCAATGAACCTCTGCCACGCTCAGTTGAGAAAGGCAGCATTGAAATCAGAATGAGCGTAGCGAATGGAGATTTCAATGCTGCGGCGGAGTTCCGCCGGTTTTAATCAAACAATCAACAGACATTCACATACCCATGATAAAATAGCTGTGATCAGCAAGAACAAGTTCTGTTTCACCTCACATATATTGTATTAGTACCGATGCTATTGCTCTGCTTAGTAACGGGGGTACAGAGTTTCCGATTTGCATATATGTTTTCGTATACGCTCCGCGGAAATAGTAGTCATCGGGATAAGATTGAACTCTTGCAGCCTCACGAGGTGTCAAACCACGTGCTTGCGTTGGATGAATATACATATTGCAGTCAAACTTCATGTGTGCCGTAATTGTTTTACACACTTTGTTTCCTTCCAACTTGAAGTATTTATCCTTGAATATATCATTTCGGCTTGCATAAGGCATGATATCCGCAATTTTCGGGTCATCAGATCTATCACCTTGATTAAGGCGGCCATATATCTCAATATCGCGGTCGTTGTTATATCGAGCCTTGTGATTGCAAACATAGGGAATTTTCCTGCCACAGTTAATGATATCTATATACTCATTTAGCAACAAATCATTTACTGGTTCGATTTTTCTTCCCGAAACTTCGCTGTCAATTTCTGTGGCGTTTCTTACACGAGATGCCTGCAATGGGCGAAGGCCGTATAAAGCATCAGAAAGAACAAACGACGCAATCGATGCACCAACCATCTCAATTCGCTTAAGAATCTCCCCATTATCAACACCAATCCTGTTGCCTATATATATAAGGCGCTCTCGGTTTTGAGGTACACCGAAGTCCTTGGCGTTAAACACTTTGCACTCGACTGTGTATCCTATTGCTTCGAAATCTTCTTTAACTTGATTTGAAACACCCAACATTCCTTTTACATTTTCCATAACAAAGAACTTAGGCTGCAAGCGATGAACAACTTCGATGTAGTTTTTGTAAAGATAATTTCTTGGGTCGTCAATTAAACGCTGTCGGTTAGCCATACTAAAACCTTGACAAGGAGGACCTCCCACGACTATATCGATAGGCTCTCCTTTGATTAACCGCTCAAGTTCTTCCACAACCTCGCGAATATCGCCTTTGATTATATGATCTCGCGAGGTCTCAGGATGGTTGTGTGCATAAGTATCCACGCAGCAAGCTTCAATATCATTAGCAAGCGCCACGCAGAAGCCTTCTTGCACAAAACCCAAACTAAGACCACCTGCGCCACAAAACAGATCCACAATCTTCAAATGTGCCGTTGCGTTTTCTCTTGCGTTGTTTATATATGTGTTGCAATATTTTTTGACCACACAATCTTCGCACTTTGCCGTACATTTTCCATCGCATACTGCTGACAAGCGTTCAAATGCCGATTTTGCCTCAGAATCTCCCTGTACTGCACTTTTAACAGCCTTCGCACGTTCGTCGAGGAATTCTTCTCCCGTGCAGGCTGTAAACGCAGCTAAACAAGCGGTAAGGTTCTGCGAAACAGAGGGAGCATCTATGCATTTAATAAATGATATAACTTCCGCTATATCGACACTAAATTCACTCATCTTTCCACTCTCCTAATTTTTCCAATGTAATTCTCACTTGCCCTGCAACGGCCGCTGACACATTTACAGTGACCGCATTGCCAAACTGCTTATATGCTTGAGAATCTGATACAGGAATTGTGAAACCATCATCAAACCCCTGTAATCTTGCACACTCTCTCGGAGTTAAACGGCGCACGCGTTCGTTCTGCGTAACATAGTTATCTTGGCAAGCGCGATGCATCTTTGCCATCGTAGCACATAAGGGACGTGCGATTTTTAAGTCAATTTCTGACTTGGCTTTATATCCACCAGTGCCATCAGACAATATGGTAGGCAAAATTGTGTCCGATAAAAAGTATTTTGAAGCCACATCGTGTTCGAGTAAATCTTGCAGTGTGAGTATCAAAGTCTGCTTTTCCGGGAACACAAACTCCGCAGCGTTGTTTGCAAAGCATACAATATATGTTCTATTTCTTGTTTGAGGAATACCATAGTCGGCAGTATTCAAAACAGAATCATAAACGGTATAGCCAAGTTCTTCAGTTAAAATACGCTTAATGGTTTTGAATGTTCTTCCTTTATCGTGCGTTCTTAGCGTTCGTACATTTTCCAATATGATTGCTCGCGGTTTTTTGCCAGCTTCGATTTTATGCTTAATAATTTCAGCAATTCTAAAGAAAAGAGTTCCTCGTGCATCTTCAAATCCAAGTTCGGACCCCATCATGCTAAATGGCTGGCAGGGGAAACCACCAATTAAGATATCAAAATCCGGAAGGCTGTCCAGCGGGATTTCATTTATATCTCCCAATACAATCGGGCTATCATAGTTAGCCTTATATGTTTCAACTGCGTATTTGTCAAAATCATTAGCCCAAACGATCTTAAACCCAGTCTTTTCAAATCCGGCATCAAGTCCTCCGATGCCACTAAATAGAGATAATACTTTCATTTTATCGCTCCTCATCACTTTGATTGGAATATGGAATCCGTTTCCAAACTCAATATTCGTTTATGTCAACCCCGGCAGCGAGGAGTCTTTCGTATCTTTCGTATGATAATACAACTGCAATAGGTTTGCCGTTTTTCAAAACGAACGCTGTTTTGTCCGTTTCCGTTAAATTGCGAATAAGTTTAGAAGACTGACCTCTATTGAATTCGCCTATATTAAAATGCTCCATCGGAACTTTGATTTTCTTTTCCACGTCTACATCCTCCCTTGATGTATTTTCGCAATAAGCCGTACTCTATTATAGCACAAACAAGTTGTAATTACAATCCTTTTTGCAATCTTTTTATGAATTATTTTTAGAGTTGTAAAAGTAATTATAATTTCAATATCCAAACCGCTTCTGAATACAGCACTCATGGCTGTAATATTTCCGCGGTTCTGACAAGTTATGGTGTATACCGAATAATTATCAAAAAAGCAAATGCACACCCTCATAACGATTACCCCTACATTTCGTTACGGAATAGATAAATCGTTATGAGGGTGTGCAAATACAATTCAAAAAAGCTGCTGATTTTCTGTTGCCTGGGTTGCTGATATTTTACCCAAAAATAAAAAATGGCTCTCTACACACCCCTCGGTGCGAGAAAACCTTTATTTACAGGGATTTTTGACAACCCATAACGGAGGGAAGAAAAACCTGCCGTATCATTCACGCAACGGCTTCATCTATTGCCGTTGCTATTTTGATACAATTTAACGCATACACGAAAAATGCACCCAACGGGTGCAAATGTAACCGTTGGGTGCATAGGTGCAAAAAAGAACGGCACTACGCCATTTCAGCGCAGTGCCGTTTTATCAACTGTCTTCCTCATCATCTTCATTTGTGTTATCTTTTTTCTTTCCTCTCGAATATGCTGCTCTGCCTCGTTCTCTCACACTACCATCTGCATAGTGATATCTCTGTTTGCCTTCTGGTACATCATTTGGCGTATATGGACGATCTGTTGTTTCAGGAGAAATATCATCCGCAGTGGTGTCTTCTTGGCTTGAAGCTATCTCAGGTGTACTGGATTCAAATGCAGTATCCTCAGGTGTAAAACCATTTTTATTAGTTCGATTATCTCCATTTGAATCACCATCGTTAAGTTTTGATGCAAGGAAAGTACTACCAATAGCACCTGCAATTGGAACGATTATATCCATATGGTCGACTACAAATGAGCCAACTGTCTTGCCACCAGAAACGATTGCGCTACCAGCTTTCTTTCCGCCTGCAACTATTTTTTTGCCCGCTTTACTCAGTGATCCTTTGGCGCGAGTCCAAAAATCTGGTGTTCCTTCCGGTGTTTTAGGTTTTGAGGCTACCGTTTTTGATAGCGGTGTTTTTTTGCTTTCTTTTGGAGAAGATGAGGTTTCTTTACGAGGGGGGTTTCAACTGTGGGTTTTTGTGATGTATCTTTTTTACTTTCTTCAGTTGGTGGCGATGCTCCGTGTTCTTGTGCTACAACTTTTTCCAATGGCTCTGTTTCAGTTTTTTCTGCGTCAATGCTTATTGTAAAGATGGGGTCACTTAAATCAATTACAGTACACGGAATGTATTTTCCTTCGCCGAAATCTGTAAACTCATGCGTTACAGGATCAAAATACCAATTTGATGCGATTTTATAATCCCCACGATGTGCTTCTATATGTTCGGGCTTTGATAGAAATTGAATATTCGCCGAATCACCTTGAAATTCAGGATATGCTTCGACACTTTTCATATGATGACCTTCAAATGCTTTTCCATCATATATATCATTCGGATCATCACTATGATAATACGCTCTACCTAATTCAAGTATTTCTTTTTGCTGTTCTTGAGTCCAATCTCGTGTACCTTTTCCCATACGGACACGTTCTTGTTCTTCTTTCCAAGCATCTCTAACTGCTTTACTTGCTTGCGCTGTTCTTCTTGACATAGGATCACTCTCCCATCCCAAGAATGTTATAAAGGTCGTTCAAGAATGCAAAGAAGTCATCATATACTTCATCATCCTCGATTATACCTGCCTCCTGATTATATATTGCTACAGTTTCTGCATCTTTTTTAATGAGTATAGGATCACCTTCAGACAAAGCGCCAATCACTACATAACTATCATCTGGTCTGCTAACATCATTTACATCAATCAACGGTTTATGCGCGACACCATAGAACTGAACACCAGCGGGTAAAAAACATTCTCCGCCGTCAGAGAATAACAGCCATTCTCTGAATTTTGATGGAAAAGCAAGACTATTATTCGTCTCAAATTCAGAGACTTGCTCTTCGGTGGCTGCCTCGAAAAAGTTCATTTTACTCTCGGTTTCCTTACCTTGCTCTTTGAGCTTGTCAACGATTGCCTTCAACTCTTCTGAAATCATACATATCACTCCTTTTTACGAATGCAACGTATGGCTGATGTGCAGGACAATTATCCTACTTACATTATAACTGATTCTGCCACTTTTTTCAATACCAAACAGTAAAAAAGCACTCCACCAACTGGCGGAGTGCATTGCTGCGTCTATTCTATCAGATTGTTGTCCCGTCCCTGAACGTGACCGTTCTGCTGCCGTCCTCATAGACCGTGATGTAGTCTACCAGTGCGCCCCACAGTGCCCCGTCAAATTCGGTGATCGTACCTTTCAAGGATTCCAGCGTTTCCTGAAAATGCTGTAGGTTCTGCCTGCGTGTTTCACGCTCGGCGATCTGTTCGGACAGATCATCATATTTCTTTTTTGCCTCCTCGAAGCGGGCTGCGAGAGCGTCATTCTTCTGGCGGTACTCGTTCTGGTCGAGGGCGACACGGGCGTTCTCCAGCATTGCTGCCTCCACCATATCGGCAACCAGCGACATCTCATCGGCGTACTTCTTGAATTCTGCTTCCAGTTCTGATGTGTCGCCGACCATTTCGCAGATCAGCTTGACATTGGCGATCAGCTCTTCGCGGTTCTTCAAAAGCTGGTTCAGGGCGTTCAGGAACACAACCTTGATCTCATCCTCGGTGATATGCGGCGTGGTGCAGCGCTTTTTGCCGTACTTGTGATTGCAGCGGTATATGACCTTCCGGTACTTATCTGTAGAATGCCACACCTTTGCACCGTACCAGCTTCCGCACCCGCCGCATTTCACCTTGCTGGAGAAGATGCTCACACCGCTGTACCGGGAAGTGCCGTTGTTCCTGCGTTCCATTTCCTGCTGCACCAGATCGAAAACGGCGGGATCAATGATTGCCTCGTGGTCGTCCTCGATGTAGTATTGCGGAATTTCGCCGCAGTTCTTCTTCGTTTTCTTGGTCAGGAAATCAACCGTATATTCCTTCTGGAGCAGCGCATCACCCTTGTACTTCTCGTTCGTCAGGATGCGCCGAATGGTTGTTGCGCTCCATTTATCTTTTCCGCCCGGTGTCTTGATTCCTTTTTCTGTCAGGGTAAGCGCGATCGTATGCGGTGTCATGCCCTCAAGGAACAGCCCGTAAATGTGCCGCACCGTTTCCGCCTGTTCTGGGTTGATAACCATTTTGCCGTCCGCGCCCCTGTCATAACCGAGGAAGCGGCTGTATGCAAGGCTGACCTTTCCGTCTGCCATGCGCTTGCGCTGTCCCCATGTGACGTTCTCCGAGATGGATCGCGCTTCTTCCTGCGATATGCTGGACATGATGGTCAGCAGCAATTCTCCCTTGCCGTCGAACGTCCAGATGTTTTCCTTCTCGAAATAGCACTCCACGTTGTGTTCTTTCAGGCTTCGTATGGTCGTCAGGCTGTCAACCGTATTGCGGGCAAAGCGGCTCACGCTCTTGGTGATGATCAGGTCGATCTTTCCCGCCAGTGCATCGGCGACCATAGCCTGAAAGCCCTCTCTGCGTTTAGTCGAGCAGCCGGAGATGCCTTCATCCGTGTACACCTTGACGAACTCCCAGTCCTCGCGCCCTTTGATGTACTCGGTATAGTAGCTGATCTGAGCAGCGTAGGATGTGAGCTGTTCCTCGTTGTCGGTCGATACACGAGCATATGCCGCGACCTTCCGTTTGACCGGAGCATCGATTGGCGCTGATGTGTAGCGGCTGATCGATGCAGGTATTTTAGTGATTCTTGGCAAGTTTCTCCCTCCTTCGCATTTCCTTTGCCCGGACGCTCATATCTGCCCGCCGTTCCGGTGTCCAGCTTGCGCTGACCTTCTGCGCCATCACTTCACGCTGGTGTGCTGTCCATTTCCTTCCGGGCTTGGGCGGCGCGATATACTGGCGTTCTTCGGTGCGTCCGTCATAAAAGCAATAGCGGAGCATATCGTTGTCGTGTACTTCAATGCGGCTGATCTGTTCATGGAAAACATCATCATCAAACTCTGTAAGTCCCAACACTTCCGCTGTGAGCGATTTCAGCACTTCCTCCCGCAGACTCAGGCAGCCGTTCCCGCCAGCGCAGCGCCAGTGATGAACGTCCTTTCTTGTGCCTCGACGATAGTTTAGTTCGCACCGGATGCATTTTATCTTCTTGGTAAAGCAAGTCGCATCAGGGCGGTTAGGCGCAGCACTGTCTCTGCGGCGTTTTGCAGTCGCAGCCCGTCGTTCTGGTGTCCAGCACTCCTGATGCCCGGTGTTCTTGCATTCTTCGGTGACAACCGCACCGTCCTTGAGATGAAATTCCAACGTTTCCCGTGCAGGAACGAGTATCACATCCACCCGTGCAAGGAATGCTTCTTCATCAAACTCCGGCAGCCCCAGCACCTTTGCGCTGGTTTCACGCAGATGCTTATGATTGATGCTGCCCCCGACCGGACAGCGACCGCCTTTCTTCTTGATAGCGCCGCAAGACCAGAATTCCTGAAAGCTCCCGCGATCTTTACGAGTATTGTGCATATAGCTCTGACCGCAGAATGGGCATTTCAGCTTTCCAGTAAAACAGCAGGTATTCAGCGACTTATTTGCCAGAGCGCCAAGTTCCCGCCGCCGCTGCATCTCCGCCTGCACATACTGAAATGTCTCCATATCTATGATAGCTTCGTGTGTTCCTTCCACAAAATACTGCGGCAGTTCACCTTTATTTTTCCTGCGTCTCTTGGTGATCGGATCGGTAATGTATTCTTTCTGGAACAGAAGATTGCCTGTATAGGTGATGTTTGTAAGAACCACCTTTATGCTGGAATCCTGCCATCGGCACCCGTTCTTAGTCGTGATACCTTCACTATTCAGTTCACGCTCCGTCTCCAGTCGTGATTTTCCGTCAAGGAAATTCTGGAAGATACGCTTCACAATAGCTGCTTCTTCCGGAACAACGATAAGCTGATCGTCAACCCACTCATACCCAAGCACGGGATTTTTACAACACATTTCGCCATTTTCAAAGCGCTTCCGGATGCCCCACTTCACATTTTCTGAAATGCTGCGGCTCTCTTCCTGCGCAAAGCTTGCAAGAATGGTGAGCATCAGTTCGCCGTCGCCTGACATGGAGTTGATGTTTTCCTTTTCAAGCACCACCCCATCGCCCTCACATCGTAGTGTATCGTTGAAAAGTGCCGAGTTTACGGCATTATTGCGATTTCAAAATTGTATATCGTATCGCAAAATATCGGCTTGTTTTGCAGGTTTAAACACCAAATAAACGCCATGCTGAACGGATTTCTGTGTCCGAATCGGCATGGCGTTTCTTCATATATTCAATTGACTGTTCCAAGTGCCTGACTAATGGCATCGGCAGCTTTGGCTCTGGTTTCTGCAAAAACATGAGCGTAGATATTTTCCGTTGTGCGAGTGTCGCAATGTCCTAAATGCTCCGAAATCACTTTTACAGGAACCCCCATATTGATGAGGAGCGAAGCATTCGCATGACGCAGGTCATGGATATGCACATTCGGGAAATCATGCTTCTTCAGCAGCTCTTTGAATTTTGTATTTACATAGGTGGCATTCATGTACTCTCCGTATTCTCCAGTGAAAACCGTACCTCTGTCAATCCAACGGCTGCCGACATCCTCCTTTCTTTGCTCCTGCCAGTCTCTCTGCTCCGAAAGTGTTTCCATAACCTGTGGTGGCAAGGAAATCACTCTCGCACTGCTTTTCGTTTTTGGAGTGCCGAGTTTGTATTGACCTTTGCTACGGTAAAGGCTGAATCTGACTATCAAAGTGCAATTCTCAAAATTCACATCCGTCCAATGCAGTCCTGTAATTTCACCCACTCGCATTCCTGTGAACAGCAGTACCTTGATAAGCCTTGTCAGCTGTGGATTGCTGAATTCATTGATGATAGTCAGAAGCTTTTTGCAATGTTCTGCATCCAGATATGCTCGTTCTTCTGCATCTATGTCCTTTGGTGTGGTGGCATTCATGACAGGATTTTTCAGCAGTAATTCTTTCTTGACAGCCGTTGAAAAAATCGGTGAAAGTGCTGTGCGTACCCTTGCAATCGTGCCGTCCTCCAATCCACCACCACTTTCTGCAAGTGCGAATGCCTGTTTCAGCGTCCTGCCACAAGCCTGTGCAACTCTCTCCGCCGTGGAACGCATTACAGCCTTGCCTTTTGCCATATCCCGCAGCGTATTCATATTCACTCCTGTTTTGCGTGAAAGCGGTTTGCGTGTACCGTATGCAAGCAGCGTTTCATCTTTCAGAATATACATCTCACGCTTTCTGCCGTGACGGTGCAATTCATTGAACAAAGCATCTATTTTCGCTGTGTTGATGTCCTTAAGCTTCATATGACCAATGTAAGGCAGGACATACATTTCAAGAATATATTTGCTCGATTCAAAGGTATATTCTTTCAGCTTATGTGGTGCAACCTGGTCGTAATACCATTCATACAATTCATGAAATCGGATATTTTCATTCAGATTGGTCATTCCTCTGCATCGCTGTTCAAATTCATAGGCATAGGCTTTTGCAAGCTTTTCTGCTTTACCTTCCGTTACGCCGTCAGGCGGTGTGAAGGTAGTGGTTTTGCGTATCTGCTTACCGTCCATGTCATAGCCCATTGACACCATGATACGGAATGTTTTTCCTCTTTTTGTAATACTTGGCATATCAATTCCAGCCTCCTTTTTATCCTGTGTCGGCACTTCCTCTTGAAATAAGGGGATATTGCCCCATTACATTTTCGCTCTGAATCGGCTGAAAGTCAAGTGATATTGCGGATTATCGGGTAGAAATACTGCTGTGGAATTTGTGCAGATTATGCCTCGGAAACGGTATTGTCCTCAATCTGCAAGCCACGCTTCTGTAATTGTTTCAGAATGAATTCCTCCACAAACTTCTGCAAATCCCAGATAAAGTATCCCTCTACATCGAAATTGCTCGTTTTGCTTTTATCAAAATTTCCATTCAGTACATTTCTGACCTGTGTAGATTTAAAATCCAACTCTTCCAGAAATGCGTAGAAATCTTTATCACAGAGCAGAGAATCCAACAGCTTAATCAACGGCTCTCCGCCATCAAATCCTTCGGTATCCTTGGCGATTTTCATCAAGCTAATTGCACCCTCCGACAGACCCAATTCTTCATGAAGAGCCTTATTGTCCGAGCTGATACCTGTGAGCAAATAGTCAACAGATACATCGAAATATTCTGCTATCTTTACAAGAACCTCCGGTGTCGGCTGTGTCTCACCATTTTTATAGAGACTGACAGTCTGCTGACGGATGCCGATATGCTCCCCTAAAGCTTTGAGTGTGGTTTTCTCGCCTGTTTTCGGATGACATTCGAGCAGTTCTCTCAATATCGTTGGAAATGTGCCCTCATATCCTGTTACTTGTTCAGCCATGTGATTTTCTCCTTTGATTTTCGGTTTACTTGAACTTTTCTAAATTGATTTCGCTTTAATTGACTTTCTGTTTTGCTTGTGTTATAATTATTATATCAGATGAAACGAAATTTGTCAAGATGAAACGAAGGAATTTTACAATGAAAGAAATGCAGAAACAACCAACCATGATGACCATCCGTGAAATTGCCAGAACAGGCTTGATGTCCGAACACGCTCTCCGAATGATGCTGAAAGCAGGAAAGCTGCCTGCTATCTTCATCGGCAAAAAGGCTCTTATCAATTATGATAAGCTGTGCGAGGAATTGCAGGCATTGGAGGCGAATGTGGCAAAGCAGGAAGATAACAATTTTTGGAGTTAATCGTATCGTTCAGAATGGGAGGAGGTGTACATATTGCTTAAACTGAAGCAAATGAAAATCTGGCTCTGCTGGAAGTATATTGAAGTAAAGGGTAAGAAAACAAAAAAGCCCATTGCAGCATATGGTGGTGCGACAGGTGCAAACAGCGAATATCAGAAAACATGGGTGACCTACGATGAAGCGGTATCGGCAATGAAACGTATGAACGCTGATGGAATCGGCTTTGTGATTCCAGTGGGGCATTTCTTCCTTGACATCGACCATAGAGAACTGACGGATCCCTTTGTACAGACGATGCTGAAACGCTTCAATTCCTATGCAGAAATTTCTCCAAGTGGAAACGGACTGCATATCTATGGCATGGTGAATTTGGCAAGGCTGCCCATTGCAGAGGACAAAGACGGAAAACAGAAGCTTGACAGACAGTTCTATATGAAAAATCCGAACAACGGAGTAGAATTGTATATTGGTGGTCTGACGAACCGTTTCGCAACCTTCACCGAAAATGCCGTGCATGATGTTCCGCTTTGTGATTGTACCGAAGCTGTACTGACAACATTGGATAAGAACATGAGAAGAAGTCAGCCAAAGAATTACAGTGCCAAGAGAGATGGCGACAGAGAAACTTTTGATATTATCTGCAATCTCCGGAAACAGAAAAATGGTGCAAAGTTTTCGAAGCTGTTTGATAAGGGCGATTTTACCGATTATGGCAGCCAGTCCGAAGCTGACCTTGCTCTTTGTACTATGATTGCGTTCCGTACAGGAAATAATCCCGAAATGATTGATACTCTGTTCCGTCAGTCCGCTCTGTATCGCTCGAAATGGGACAGGGCAGATTATCGTGAAATGACGATACAAAAAGCAGTCGAAGCCTGCGGAGAAAAATTTCATAGGAGCGTCATGTACCATCCCGATTGGATTACCTTCAGCGAAAAGGGCGTACCTCATATCTCTGCAACCAAGCTTGCCAAGGAAGTAAAAGCAAGGGTGAAATATATCCTCGTCCGTGACAACGGCAAGGAGGGCGTGCGTGTGTACGTCTATGAGCATGGCGTTTATGTGTATTACGCTCCCGATATGTTCAAGGCTGTGATCAAAAATATCATTGCGGAATATGACGAGGATGTTGTCAGCATGGGTGCAGTGCATGAGACATATGCGATCCTAACTACAGACCTTGACTATACGCCGGAATCTGCACTCAACGCCCGTGAGGATATCATCAATTTCCGGAATGGTCTGCTTGTTGTAACAGCTACGGATGCACGCTTGATTCCCCATACGCCCGATATTCTGACAACCATTCAGATTCCCTGCAACTATACGGAGAATTTGATTCCCACACCGAATTTCGACCGCTATTTGCATACGCTGACAAATAGCGACCGTGATGTACAGCAGCTTTTGCTGGAATTCATGGGCGTGGTTATTTCTAATGTCAAGGGCTACAGAATGAAGAAATCTTTGTTCCTTGTCGGTGCAGGTGATACGGGTAAATCCGTTCTAAAATCCTTGACGGAGCGTCTGATTGGCAGAGGTAACTTCATTGGCATCGACCTCAAAGAAATTGAAGCCCGTTTCGGTACGGGTGCGATTTACGGAACAAGACTTGCAGGCAGCTCCGATATGAGTTTCCTTTCCGTGGACGAGCTGAAAACATTCAAGAAGATTACAGGTGGTGACAGTCTGTTTGCAGAATTCAAGGGTCAGCAGGCATTTGAATTTACCTATGACGGACTGCTGTGGTTCTGTATGAATCGTCTGCCGAAGTTCGGCGGCGATGACGGAAAATGGGTGTATGACAGAATTATGGTAGTGGAATGTAAAAATGTAATACCGCCCGAAAAACAGGACAAACAGTTACTCGACAAGCTGTACGCAGAGCGTGAGGGCATTGTCCGTAAAGCCGCTATGGCGATGATGAAAGTTATCAAAAACGGCTATCGCTTCTCAGAACCGAAGTCTGTAACAGCTGCAAGGGGGCAGTATATGAGCGATAACAATACAGTCATCAGCTTCTGGAATGAGTGCATGGTGCAGAGAGGCAAGATTTCTGATAAGGCTACGGTCGGTAAAATCTATGATGTCTACAAGGTGTGGTGTCAGGACAACAACAGCGGCTACGCAAAATCTGCTAAAGAGTTCCGGAGCATTATTTCCGATTATCTGAATACGTCCTATGCAGACCTTACTCTCCGCAGCAAAGCAGGAATCGTGTATAAGAATTACACACTTTCCGTTGATACCAAGCAGCAGTATTGCAGGATCTACGGTTATGACGGGATTCTGTAGCGAAAACATACACCAACTACACCATACCTACACCGAAACTACACCTCGCAAAACCTCGTATTTTAGGCACAATCCTGCTCTTTGGTGTAATTGGTGTAGGTTCTGTAAACTTCTTAGATTCTGAAAAAAACTTTGAACCTTGTATCTGACATAAGTACAAAGTACAAGGTTTATTTTAGGAAAAGAGAACTCAGAAAAAACTACACCAGCTACACCAAAACGCTAAAAACCTCGTAGAATAGCAGAAAAGTGTGGTGTAGGTTTGGTGTAGGTACGGTGTAGTTGGTGTAGGTATGAAAGGATGTGGTTAAAATGAGCAGTTTAGCATCCGAATGTCCACCAAAGACGAAAGGAGTAGCTATGAGATTGAAACCGGAAGAATTATCCAATGAGAAATACGATTGCCGTATCATAATGGAAACGCTGCGAGGAGAGCCAGTTCTGATTATGAGCAGAAAAGCCTATTCTATGATGAATTGGTGTATTATGAAAGACTTTTCAACCTGTTTCTTCGCTACACGAAGAGAAGCTGTTGACTTCTGTGAAACGCATGGTTATGGAATTCCAAAGCCACCGGGGGTAAGAAAATCGCTAAAATAGTTTCACTAACTGACCGGGCGGAAGCCACACAAACGCAAACGCATATTCAAAGAGGGTATATAAGCAAGATGCAGCCATAAACAACAAAAGGAGGACTTATACTATGATGTTGACCAAAGATTATTACAGAGAAGCATTTGAAAACCGTTTGAGAACAACACAGCTTAATGATGTTGACGCATACAATCTCAAGCTTGTAAAGCTGAGAAACGGCAGTTATCCGCTGCCGTACAGCTTCAAGGGAGATTACACCGAGCATCTTGCTCATGAGAATCTGTTCCGCCGTTTCGGAACGGTCTTTCACACAGAAATTTCAGAGGGGACTCTCGTTTGCATGGATACGATGCCCGAACCCGAAATCGTAGAGGAAAACATAGCATATCCAGCCCCTCATGAAATACGTTATCCCTCTCTCCGCAGCCGTTCTCATAAGCTGGCAATGATGGGGAAGATTCCTTGCCATTTTGTCGAGGATACACGTTTTGACCTTGCAGGCTATGTTTACAGAGAATTCGGTCACAGCTTCGGCAGAGCTGAAGAAAATGTATGCCTGAATGGCGTTGGCATAACAGAACCCAAGGGATTGCTGCATAGTGCTGAAATTGGCGTTACAGCAAGTACCCTCACAGCTGATGCAGTCATTGAACTGTTCTTCAGTCTGGACAAGCAGTATCGCAGAAACGCTGTGTGGATAATGAATGACGAAACCGCCATGACGCTCCGTATGCTGAAAGACAGTGCCGGAAATTTCCTCTGGAGAAGTACGAATGATACAATTTTCAGCCATACTGTTGTCATCAGTAACTATATCACGGACAGCACCATTGCCTTTGGCGACCTCTCCTATTACTGCCTTATCGAGCGTCAGCCCCTCGCTGTTCGCCCTCTGAACGAGATTTACGCTACCGAAAGCTGTCTTGGGCTGATTGCTTCGGAACGCATTGATGGCAAGCTGGTGCGTCCGGAGGCGGTGAAGCTGTTTAAACTGAATTAAGGGGACACGATGCCGCCCTTGTAGTCTGTTAATTTGTATGTCTGAACGTAGAATTGCCCGTGAGGTTCTTAAGCAGAATCTTTCGGGCATTTTTGTATTCATCCCCAATGAAACCCAGTCGGAGCAAAAAACAACGGAATGCATATTTGTCATTATCCGTGTCCACTGCCTTGCCCGATACACGCTTGATTTTTCGTGCCATATCGCACAGCTTACACACAAACTCCGTGTAGGTTGCTACGGCATCCGGCTCGATGGTAAAGGGAAACCAAGGAAAGCTGACGGTATCCTCGGTAATGTCCAGCGGCAGTTTCTCTGCAAGGAATGCTCTTGCAAACAGTTCTTCCTTATTCTCTATCAGCTTTTTGAGGTTTTCCAGTGCCGTGTCCGTAAAGCTGTCTTTCGGCATGGAAATAATCAGCTTTTCCTCCGTCTCCTCCATTTTCCCGGTGAAGCCCTTCTCCTCCAAATGTGTGAGTAAGCGGTTGACCGTTTCTGTATCCACACTGTCTGGGATGCACAGCGTTCCATCCTTCTCAAGGGTGCAGTCACCAAGTAGGAAAGACTGGGGGCTTTCTGGTAGCAAGGGATAGTGTGCAGTGCCGAGGCAATCTCCTCCGCCAGTTTCGGACGCTGTTTTGGTTTCAATTCAAATCTGATATTCATCTGCATATATATATACCTGCCTTTCTCGCCCCAACTTTGGGGGCAGTGAACTTTGTTTAGTACATATATCACTCTAAATCCACAGAATATCAAGTCCTGTCGGCATAGATTTTTGCCAAAATGTATGCTTAAAAACTGTGCATTTTATGATGCTTTTTGCGCTGTTTTTATGCTGATTTCTGCACTATCCGGCGAAACGATAGTGGCAGGAAAATGCGAGGTTGGCTCAATTTTGAGCTAATCCCGAATCAATACACTTAATTTTGATCCGATTGCTTATCCCCCCTATGCAATTCTGCGAAAATTCGCACGAAGGGGGGCATCGATCTTTAGGTAGAAAGGCACTGGAGATGTGACCACCCCTACCCGTGGCAACACTCGCTTTCCCAAAATTGAAAGCAAACGGAGTGTCCAAAAATGGACAGTCACAGAAAATTTACAGTTCTATATCGTGCTAAACTTTCGCAAAGTCTTGCGAAATCAGAAAAAATGTGATACAATATTTATTATAGTGTGCAAAAGGAGGCAAATATGGCTGTTTCATATAATCGTTTGTGGAAGTTACTGGTTGATAAGAAGATGAGCAAGGCTGATTTGAGGAAAGCCTCCGGCGTTGCGCCTAACACAATGACAAAACTACGCAGGGACGAGGAGGTCACGCTCACCGTCCTTGGTAAGATATGCAAGACCCTTAATGCCGACTATGGTGACATTATGGAGTATGTTGATGAGGAGGACACGTGATATGACACCCGAAGAAAAAGCACGGCTTGTGATTGATAAAAAACTGCATCAGTCCGGCTGGGTCATTCAAGATATGAAAAAGCTGAACCTTTCTGCTGCACTGGGCGTTGCTGTCCGTGAATTCCCCACAAGCACAGGTGAGGTGGACTATGCCCTTTTCATTGATGGCAAGCCTGTGGGTGTTGCCGAAGCCAAGCGTGAGGAAAAAGGCGAATCTATCACCGATGTGGAGGTGCAGTCCGGGCGTTATGCCAACAGCATCTTCAAATGGATAAAGAATGATTACAAAATCCGCTTTGCTTATGAAACCACAGATAAACTGATTCGGTTTACGGATTATAACGATATAAAATACCGCTCCAGAACGGTGTTCTCGTTCCATCGCCCGGAGACCCTGCTTGCGCTGTTAGGGCAGTCGGACACCATTCGTAATAATATGAAGCATTTCCCTGCATTGGATGAAACGGGATTCCGCAAATGTCAGGTGAATGCCATCAAGAATCTGGACAAGTCTTTTGCCGAGAACCGTCCAAAGGCACTGGTGCAGATGGCAACAGGCGCAGGCAAAACATTCACAGCAATCACTGCTGCTTATCGTCTATTAAAATACGGAAAAATGAACCGTATCCTGTTCCTTGTGGATACAAGAGGTCTGGGAGAACAGGCAGAGCGTGAGTTTCTTGCCTATACCCCCAACGATGACCCACGCTCTTTTTCACAGCTTTATGGTGTCCGCAGACTGAAAAGTTCCTACATACCAAACGATATTCAAATCTGCATCTGTACCATTCAGAGAATGTACTCCATTCTGAAGGGTGAAGAACTGGATGAGTCTACCGAAGAGAAATCCTTTGCGGAGTTTGTTACGGCAGAAAGCAAAGCCCCCAAAGAAGTAGTGTACAATGAAAAATATCCGCCGGAGTTCTTTGACTGCATTATCGTGGATGAATGCCACCGCTCCATTTATAATGTATGGAGTCAAGTGCTGTCCTACTTTGATGCGTTTATCATTGGCTTGACCGCCACCCCGGATAACCGCACCTTTGCGTTTTTCAACGAAAATATCGTCAGCGAATATCCGAGAGAACAGGCTATCATTGACGGTGTGAATGTCGGCGAGGATATCTTTCTCATTGAAACACAGGTGGGCAAGAACGGCGCTCATCTGATGAAACAGCTGATTGAATACCGTGACCGTCTGTCTAGAGCCAAACGATGGAAACAGCTGGACGAGGATGTGGATTACAAGCCAACCCAGCTTGACCGGGACATTGTCAACCCAAGTCAGATACGCACGGTCATCCGTTCCTTTAAGGAAAATCTGTTCACTACACTGTTCCCACGCAGAAAAGAAGTGCCTAAGACACTGATTTTTGCAAAGACGGACAGCCATGCAGATGACATCATTCAGATTGTCCGTGAGGAGTTTGGCGAAGGCAATGACTTCTGCCGCAAAATCACCTATTCCGCTGATAATCCGGAATCTGTGCTCAGTTCCTTCCGTAATGATTACAATCCTCGTATTGCCGTCACTGTGGATATGATTGCCACAGGCACTGATGTGAAGCCAATCGAATGCTTGATTTTCATGCGTGATGTCCGTAGCAAGAATTACTTTGAGCAGATGAAAGGCAGAGGCACTCGTGTGCTGAGCAAGGAGGACTTGCAGAAGGTCACCCCGTCTGCCACAGAGAATAAAGACCATTTCGTGATTGTGGATGCCGTTGGCGTTACCAAATCCAAGAAATCGGATACCAGACCGTTGGAACGAAAACCGACCGTCAGCATGAAAGAACTCATGATGAATGTGGCACTGGGTGCAAAAGACGAGGACACGTTGACCTCTCTTGCAAACCGTGTCATTCGACTGAACAGCCAGATGTCCCCGACGGAGCGTAAACAGTTTGAAGCAAAGGTCGGCACTGCTGCCGGAATTGTTGCAGAAAACCTGCTGAACGCTTTTGATGAGGATGTGCTGACTGCCAAGGCGCAGGCGGACACAGGCTCTGCGGAGGTCACGGAGGAGCAGCTGAAACAGGCACAGAAAGAATTGATACAGGCTGCCGTTGCTCCATTCCACGACCCGGATGTCCGTGATTACATTGAAAATGTACGCCGCAGCCACGACCAGATTATTGATAACATCAACATCGACTCTGTCCTGTTTGCAGGCTTTGATACACAGCAAGAAGAAAATGCAGACCGCATCCTCACTACCTTCCACGAATTTATTGAGGAAAACAAGGATGAGATTATTGCCCTGCGTATCATCTATAATGAAAGCTACAAAGACCGACCCATGGCTATCGAACAGCTAAAAGAACTGTATGAAAAACTGAAAGCCAAGGGCATCACCGTAGAACGCCTGTGGGACTGCTATGCCATCAAGAAGCCGGACAAGGTAAAGCGTGGCACGATGGCGCAGCTGACAGACCTCATCTCCATCATTCGCTTTGAGATGGGATATTCCGATAATCTTTCTCCGTTTGCGGATAAGGTGAATTATAACTTTATGCAGTGGACATTCAAGCGCAATGCCGGACACATACAGTTTACCGAAGAGCAGATGGAATGGCTGCGTCTGATTAAAGACCACATTGCCACATCCCTCAGTATCCTGCCGGAGGATTTGGACTTGACCCCGTTTGACAAAAAAGGCGGTCTGCTGGGGTTCTATGAGTCCTTTGGGGATGACTATGAGAAAATATTACAGGAAATGAATGAAGAATTGGTGGCATAAGGAGATGAGAATATGAATAGAGTGAAACTGAATGATATTGCTACCATTTACAATGGAAACAGCATTAATAAATCAGTTAAGCAGCAAAAATACATGAACGATGTGGTGGGATGGAATTATATTGCCACGAAGGATGTAGATTTTGACGGAACCGTTACTTATAAAAATGGTGTGGTTATTCCTTTCTCTGAAACTAAATTCAAAATTGCACCTGCTGGCACGGTGTTTGTTTGTTCCGAAGGCGGAAGCGCCGGACGTAAAACCGCCATCATTACCGAAGATGTCTGTTTCGGAAATAAGTTATTTGCAATTGTAAACAGCAACAAGCTGTTTCTTGAAAAATATGTCTATTACTACACTCGATTTGAAGGTTTTTTGAAGCAATTCAAGTTATTAGCCAGTACTCTTATGGGAGGAATCTCATCAAAAAATTTCGGAAATATTGAAATTCCACTTCCTCCACTCCCCGAACAGGAGCGCATCGTCACCCACATTGAAGAATTATTCTCCGAACTGGACAGGGCTGTGGAAACCTTGCGGACTACAAAGCAGCAGTTGGCGGTGTATCGACAGGCGGTACTGAAAGAAGCGTTTGAGGGGGATTACCCAAAAGTTCAGTTAAAGGAAATTTCAACCACCATTAGCGGATATGCTTTCAAAAGCAAAAAGTACACTCCCGATGGTGAATATATCGTAGTAAAAATCGGAAATGTTAAAGAACGGCATTTTGATTTTTCTCGTGATTTAACTCGAACCAATGAAGCCGATGGTAATATCTTGGATAAATATCTGCTCCGTCATGGGGACTGCCTTATCACCTTGACTGGGTCACGTGGCAAGCGTGATTATGGATATGTTACGATGATAGACAAAGAAAGTAACTATTTGCTCAATCAGCGTGTTGCTGCACTGCGCTTTGATGAAACTAAGGCACTACCAGAATATTTCCAGTATTATCTATCTTCGCCAGACTATCGAAACAAATTTTTTAGTTATGAAACAGGCAATGTCGGACAAGGTAATGTTGGTATAAAAGCCTTATGGGAGCCAACGATACTTTTGCCATCAATAGAAGAACAGAAAAAGATTGTAGAAGAAATCGAATCCCGCCTATCCGTATGCGAAAGCATCGAGCTGACTGTGGATACCGCATTGGCACAGGCGGATGCCATGCGGCAAAGCATTCTAAAACAGGCCTTTGAAGGAGGATTTTAATCAATGAGTGAACAAACATCAGCAATCGTATCAAAGGTTTGGGGAATGTGCAATCCGCTCCGTGATGACGGTGTTTCCTACGGAGATTATCTGGAACAGCTTACATACCTCATCTTTCTGAAAATGTCCGATGAGTATTCCAAACCACCCTATAAAAAAGAAACGGGTATTCCTGCCGGATACACATGGTCGGATATGAACACTCTCAAGGGTGCGGAACTGGAGGAACAGTATAAATCCACACTGGAAGAACTGGGCAAACAAGGCGGTATTCTCGGTAAAATCTTCAAAGGCGCAAGTAATAAAATCAGCAATGCCGCCATTCTGTACCGTGTAGTGCAGATGATTGACAACGAAAAATGGGTGGCAATGTCCTCCGATGTCAAGGGTGAAATCTATGAAGGCTTGCTGCAGAAGAACGCTGAAGATATCAAGAGCGGTGCAGGTCAGTATTTTACCCCTCGTCCACTGATTCATGCAATGGTGAAATGTATCCGACCGGAGCCTATGAAAACCATCGCAGACCCCTGCTGTGGTTCGGGAGGATTTTTTCTCGCTTCGCAGTCGTTCATTGCAGACCCGGAGAATTATTCCCTTGACCGTGAACAGAAAGAGTTTCTGAAAAACGAAACCTTCTACGGCAACGAAATCGTATCTGTCACATATAAAACGGCTTTGATGAATCTGTATCTCCACAACATCGGTGATATTTACGGCAACGTACCGATTACCCTTGGTGATGCACTTCTCACAGACCCCGGCTACCGTGTGGACTATGTGCTGACCAATCCGCCGTTTGGCAAAAAGTCTGCTCTTACTTTCACTAACGAGGAGGGCGAACAGGAGGAAGAAGACCTCGTTTACAATCGACAGGATTTCTGGACAACCAGTTCTAATAAACAGCTGAACTTTGTGCAGCATATCAATACAATCCTTAAAGCCACAGGCAAGGCCGCCGTTGTTGTGCCGGACAATGTTTTGTTTGAGGGTGGTGCAGGAGAAATCGTGCGCAAGAAGCTGCTCGAAACCACTGACTTGCACACCATTCTCCGTTTGCCGACTGGTATCTTCTATAAGCCGGGTGTAAAGGCGAATGTTATCTTTTTTGACAAACGTCCTGCCAGCGCCGAGATGCAGACCAAGGAAGTGTGGATTTATGACTTCCGCACAAACATTCATTTCACGCTGAAACAGCACCCTATGACCGATGCCGACCTCGTGGACTTCATCCAGTGCTATAACCCGGAAAACCGTCACGAGCGTACGGAAACATGGTCGGAAGAAAATCCGGACGGTCGTTTCCGCAGATTTGATGTAAAGGATATTCTGGAGCGTGACAAAACAAGCCTCGACCTGTTCTGGATTAAGGACAAGTCTCTCGCAGACCTCGATAGTCTGCCTGCCCCGGATGAACTGGCTGCGGATATCATTGAGAACTTGCAGAGCGCATTGGAGAGTTTCCAAGAACTGCAAAGTCAACTGAAAAAGTGCTGAGAGGAGATGATATAATTGTTATATAATGTTTATTGTGATGAAACGTGCCATCTTGAGCACGATGGGATTAATGTTATGGTTTTGGGTGCGGTATGGTGTCCCCAAAGCAAATTAAAAGAGATTAATCAAAGAATTCGTCAGATTAAAGAGCGCAATGGTGTTTCTCCGACAATGGAGTTAAAATGGACAAAAATTAGTCCTGCAAAAATCGACTTGTATCGAGACATTGTGAATTATTATTTTGACGATGATGATTTGCATTTTAGAGCAGTGGTTATTCCGGATAAGTCAAAACTAAACCATGAACAATTTCATCAAACACATGATGATTGGTATTACAAGATGTACTTTGATATGTTGAAAGTCATTTTCAATCCAACAGACAATTATGAGGTATATATTGACATTAAAGATACCAACTCATACAGAAAGGCACAGAAGTTGAAAGACGTCTGCTGCAACTCTTTGTATGATTTCTCTCAGAGGGTAATAAAACGTCTTCAGCCCATTCGCTCAGAGGAAGTACAAATAATGCAATTGGTGGATATCTTAATTGGTGCAGTCGGATATGAAAATCGAAATTTTCCGGCTGAATTTGAAAAAAGTGCTGCCAAACAAAACATTATTGAACTTATCAAGAAGCGCTCTGGATATACCATGAGAAAAACGACTTTGTTGCGTGAGGAAAAATTAAACTTGCTTGCATGGGATGCGAGGGATACAATATGAGTGATAACTGTTGGCTACCAGATCTTTTGTTTTTCGATGATTACAACAATAATTGGGATAATTATCAAGATGCAATATATAATATATTTAAAGCTGACCTTATTGACAATCCGCCCTCATTTGATGGTAAAATAATCAAAATCCGTTGGCAACCGATTGAATATGATAAGCCAGAAGCGTTTTTTCATGTCACCTGTCAGGATTACAGAAAAGACGGAGAGCGTTTTCCAGACTTTCGCCGTTGCGAGCGCATACGATGGATAAAAGCTTTTATTCAAAATTATAAGTGTGATTCCAGTTTGTGCGAAAGTTGTGACGGGGTAAAAGTGTGGAAAGAACCGTATCAAAATAAGATGCGTGTGCATATACTATTGGAAGAGGAAAAATATATAGTTGTCGTAGAGCCACGTGCGACTTATTGCTTACTTATCACCGCATTTTATTTTGAACACGGCCATGCCCTTAAAAAGAAGTTAAAGCACTACGAGAAATTCAGAGAACAATAAAAATAATTTTGTCAAGTGTTTTTTGAAAATTCATTGACAAAATCGATAAAATCGGTTATACTAATAATAGCTCATCTGCCAAGTGTAGAAGGAGTTCCTGAAGTCGTCTTGTTTTTGCAAGGCGATTTTTGCTATCTTAAATTAAAACAATCAATGACCATGCTTGAGCCTACACTCTTGCATGGTCATTTTGTTTAACATCGTATTACTGTGTCACATAAATTCAAACACCAACCAAACACCATGACCCTTTGAAAAGTGCCGTATTTACCGCATTTATCGGCATTTTTGCCGTATAGAAGTCTTTCTTCTCGAAGCGCACTTCAATACCGAGTGCTTTCAGGTGCCGGACAGTCTCCAGCAGGTCAACCGTATTGCGGGCAAAACGTGAAATGCTCTTGCAAAGGATGATGTCTATCAGCCCTGCCTCGCAGTCTGCCAACATTCGCTGGAACTCCTGCCGCTTGTAGGTTTCTGTGCCTGAGATGAAATTGTCGGCGTACACTCCCGCATACTCCCATTCAGGATTCTTCTGGATCAGCTCACTGTAATAGCTGATCTGCGCTGAAAGGGAATGCATCAGGCGTTCCGTTTCCATCGAGACACGAGCGTAGGCAGCGACTCGTTTGCGCTTAGGCAATATGGGTTCTGTAGGCTCAATTTTCGTGATTCTACGCATAAAAAGCCCTCCTTTCAGTATCCCATATTACCTCTGTTCCGGCTGTAAGTCAACGAATAATGTGCCGATTTTCGGTTGGTATTTCTCAATGAACATTGTATCAATCTGACGATACTCGTCCTCGGTGATAAGCCCGTCCCGGAGCATCTTCCGGGCAAAACTCATCGTTGCCTGATACATCATTTCATTCTGAAAGTTCACGCTGCTCACCTCCGAAACGGGAATGCAAATAGCACTGGCGGCTGCAATATTTCCGATGATTATTGCCATAGGCCTGAAATGGTTGTCCACAGAAAGCGCAGGTGAAATCATAAACGGCTCTGCGATCCACAGCATCCCGATGGGCATACCACCACTTCATCCTGCACTTGTCGGAACAGAACTTTTTCAGCCGGGTTCTCGGCGGCTGTACAATAGGAGCGCCACAGCAATAGCAAAGCTGGCAATCCTGATTCCGACTACAAAAGGATTTGACTGTATTTACGGATATCTCAAGCGCCGCCGCGATTTTACCGATCGACTGTCCCTCAGAGCGCAGACGGATAATATCTGCTTTCTGTACATCTGTCATATCAACACCTCCTACTTCTCATTGGAAAGCAGGAGCCCATTTTGACGAAGACAAGTGGGACAAAAATCCCCTTACGCGCGTATATGTGCGTGTGCGCAGTATAATATATTATAAATATCCCTTTTATTTGTACTATAAAGTAATAGTTGTATACTTGTCTAATACTGGTGAGTTTCATATCGTTTTTGCGGCATTTTTCTCTGGGACAACTGGTGTGAAACAACTGTGGAATCCGTCTGTTTCAAGGACTTGTTTCAACGAAAAAAGCGCTCCCGTGAGAACCAAATCTCACGAGAGCGCTACTGTTATGCCTTATTCAGTTTCCCGCTGTATTTCTTCCCGTCCACTGTGACCTCGACTGTGATGCCGTCCTCCGCAGCAGGCGCAGGCGGATTCGGCTCCTTGCCGTAACCGTTCAGCCCCTTAGCCTTGATGATCGTGGTGAAATCTTTGTATCCGACGCCAAGATCGACATTGCCGTTGATACCGTCCACACGTCCCTTCTCGGAATGCTGCCAGATACCGTATGCACCGCTATAATTCGTCTGGTCACACCAGTGTGCCAGCCAGATCGTATATCGGGATTTGATATCATCGGCAGTATGTGTGGTCAGGGAATAAGCAGAGCCATACAGTCCGACAAAATAGCCGGCGCTCTCAACCTTTTTAAGGAACGCCCGCATAATGGCAGATACCTTGTCCTTGCCGAGGTCAAACTGCTTTTTCTCCTCCAGATCAAAATATACCGGGAAGGCGAACTGCTTTCCCTTGATGACAGACAGGAACACATCAGCCTCCAGTCGTGCCTCGTCCTCGCTCATAGCGTAGCTGTACCAGTAAGCACCGACCGGAATACCGGCAGTCTTTGCACCTGCATAGTTTTCCTCGAAACGGTCATCCTTCTGCGATGTAAGCCTGCCGTATCCTGCTCTCAGGATCGCAAAATCAATGCCTGCCGCCCTGACCTTCTGCCAGTCGATTTTACCGTTATGGACACTCACGTCGATGCCCTTCATATCTTCGCCTCCGAAGTATTTATAGAAATCATCGGTCACGCTGCTGTTGCCCTGCACCTCATCGCCATACCACTTTCCGCCGGAACGCACATCAACGTGCGTATAGATGTAGGTGGCTGTGATGTTTGCGATACCGTTAAACCCGATATTCTGTGCCTTGCAGCAGACCGTTTTAGAGGAAATAGGCTGGCCGTCCTGCCCGTAACAGCAGATGTCCGCCGCCTTGCCGCGTGTATGCTGTCCTGTGCCGCTGCCCTTGACTGCCTTATCATGAGCAGCACAACGGAAGCCGCTGGTGACGATGATCTTAGAGCAGTTCAGCTTAGAAAAGAGTGCCTCCAGTTTGGTGATGAGATCATCATCGATCTGAAAATCATGTGCCTTGCCGCACTTGCAGCGGAACTCCTGCGCATTGAAGTGCGGAGAAAGCTGCGTGTTATCTGTATAGCTGTAGGTCTTAATCATCGTTATCATCCTTTCTGCCGGTCTGCTTTTGCAGCACCTCAATGGCGTTTTTCAGTGCAGGCGGATACGGAATACCCATGAGACTGGTGTTCTCTACAATAGAGAGCAGCTCGTTCACGCAGAACGCGATGCAGACAGCATCACGCACATAATTGGTGTTGAGCAGGATATCCAGACGCACTGCCACAATAATGAGCATGAGGATGCTGCCCTTCTTCGCAAGCCCGTACCAGCCAGCCTTGCTGTTCAGCTTTCCGGTCTTGCTGTGTTTGGATTTGCCCATTGCACCGGTAATCATTCCGGTTGCAAAGTCAATGCCCATGAAGATGATGAGCGTCACCAGCGCAGAATCCCAGCCGCCGAAAAGCGCTGCAATTCCGCCGCCGATCGCACCGATCACCGTACAGATACTTCCTTTCATGTTGTCACCTCCAGTACCTTGACCGTCCTGATCATAGGGCTTGTATTGTCTGTCACCGCTTTCCATGCGAGATAATAGTCGTCAGCAGATACACCGCTGCAATCGTGCAGGACGGAGATATAGTTGCCGACGGAGCCGAGCCAGCCGAACGGAACAGAGATCGCCTCGCCGCCGCTGAGCTTTTCGTGAATGTATCTTGCCGTTTCCGCAGGCGACATCTGCTGACTGCTCTTACGCACCAGCCACATTTCACCTGCATCGGTCGAGCCGGATTTGTAGGTAAACAGAATTCTGCTTGCAGGCGTGATGCGTACCGGAGTGATACACATGGTGTAAATGACAGCGCCCCAGTTGAAGTCCGGCTGATTATAATAGAGTGCATAGGCATTATCCGCGCAGCAGAAATGAGGATATACATCTGCAAAACCTGCAATGCTGCGGTATCCGTCAATATAAAAGGTGTAGATGCTCTCACCGTATGTGGTAAGAGCATCATTGCCGTTGCAGAACAGCGTCACCTCCGGTCTGCCGGACGGGATAAGCAGCACCTTCGGCACGAGGGTATTCAGCTTTTCAGACTCCGATGCCTGTACGCCCATTGTTACAAGGTTTCGGGCAAGCTGGTCGCGCTGCGCATCCAGCGCCGTCAGATAATTTGCAATACTCATGTCGTCACCTCCACGATTGCCGCAAGCGCGGTCTCTACTCCGGACAGTTCAGTTTCTACGGCAGACAGCCGGGTAAGGATAGCCGAAATGGACGTGCGGCAGCCCTGCATATCATAGAGGATATCCGTCTTGAAGCGCTCAAATACGCCCTCGTTCACGCCGACGCGCTCATTCAGGTTCATAGCTGCGGTGTACGCATCTTCCCATCGGGAAACGTGAGAATCCGTGATGCCGTTCAGCGTGGTCATATTATGATGTGAATGTGCCTGTCTCTCTGCACTTGCAATACCGTCAACCATTTCCTGTGTGATGCTGTCCAGAACGGGTTTATTGGCATGAGAATGCGCCTGCGCAGAAACCTCACTCAGCCCTGTGGACAGGCTGTGCAGCGCGTTGCTGGTCGATGCGCGGAAAGCCGCTTCATCCTGCAAATACTGCTCCGTAATGGTGTCCAGTACATCCTTGTTATTATGTGTATGCCTCTGCGCATTCAGCGTCAGAAGCTCCTCGTTGATGGTCTGAATCTCGTACTGCGTCATGTCCTCAAACTGCTGCAAGCCGGAAAGCTCCTGCATCAGCTCCGGAGTCAGACGGTCGAGCGTTGCCTTATTCGCATGAGAATGAAAATCACCGGTCGCAGCTTCAATCTCACGCTCGACAATCGTTGTGACCTCCGAGGTTTTCGGGTATTCCGACATATCCGGTGTTTCACCCGGCTCTCCCTTAAGCGATGCCAGCCACTCGGTTTCCGTACCGACATATCCATGCTCCACAGCAATCTCGTAGGCGGACTTACCGTCAGCGCCGTGTCCTGCTTCCTCGATCTTCTTCAGAAGCTGCGCATACAGATCAGGCGTCGGCGGAATGGGCGGTTCATCATCACCGACGAAACCGGAAGGGCGGATATTCAGCGTGACCGGCACAGTCGTTGCACGAACAGTCGTGTCGCTTTCGGTGTCGTAGCCGAACACCGACATTTTTGCAGCGCCGACATGAAGCTCCGCAGGCAGATAGCAGTTCGTCCCGTCAAAACCGAGAACAATGCTGTATGTCTCGTCACACTGCGAGAACTGCACGACCTTATGGAATCTCCGCCAGTCGCCGTCAAAGGTAAATTTGAGCTGTACATACTGGATCTGATGATCCGCCAGCACCTCACGTTCCAGAATCTCAATGCTCTGGTTCTTTACAAGAAATTTCCACATTATTCTTCGCCTACCTTCCATTCATGGTTTTCATCGTCCCATTCCATGAAGCCGTCCAGACACTGGATGCGTGTAAGACCGGATACAGCGATGCCATAACCGCCCTTGCCGTCCCAGTTGGTCTGCTTGATAATTGCTGCCCAGTCTGCCAGACTTCCCTCATAGGTGATCGTTTCCAGTGCCGTGCAGTAATTAAAGCAGTGTTCTCCGATTGTCGTGACATTATGCGACATCGTAAAGCTGTTCAGTGTGGAACAGCCGACAAACATATAGCCGCCGATCACCGAGCCTTCATAGCGCACGGTTTGCAGGCGGGAACAGTCACGGCAGACATAGTTTCCGAGAGATGCTACATTACGGGGAACGGTCAGTGAGGTCAGTGCTGCGCCCCAGAAAGCACCGCCGCCGATTGTCGTAACGGCATCGGGAATCGTGATGCTTGTCAGCTTGCCGGATGCGCCCGGATATTCATCCGCAGGCATAAATGCGCCGCTGCCGATGTATGTGACCGTGGTCGGGAACGATACAGATTCCAGATTCAGACAGCGCATGAAAGCGTCATAGCCAACAGTCGTAACGCCCTCCGAAATGACGATCTTTTTCACATCATCATTCCTGTAGAACGGAGAGCGATGCTCAGAATCATACTCATACATCGCACCGGAGCCTTTTACCAGCACCTTGCCATTGGAGTACAGTGCATAGAAAACATTATCACCGCACTGTCCCGCAGCGACAATGTCGCCGATGTCCTCGATCTCCGCTTCCAGTTCTGCGACTCTCGCCGTCAGGTCAGCGACAGTTTCATTGTATTCCTCCATCTCCGCCGTGATCTGTGCCATCTGCGCCAGCATATCCGTCACACGGCACTTGCCGAGGATGCACTTGCAATAGCCGCAGACATTCTTATCCTCACGGTAATCGTACCAGTCACGCTCCGAAAGCTCCGTCGCACCCGGATTCAGGCGCACTGCATACATAAGCAGACGGGTTTTATTCTCATCGGTCGGCAGCGAAGGGAGGGACGGATTCTCCGCAGGCGTACCGGGAGTGATTTCCAGCGATACACTGCGCACCGACTCTCCGACATCAAGCAGAATGGCGATCGCCACATAGCGAGGAAGCGATTCATCCTGATACTCGCTGAGGTCGATGCTGTATCTTGCATCATTGACGAAATAATGACCGTCAATCCAAGCTTTACCCGTGCCGAGCGTAACTTTCAGCCCAGAAGAAGCCGCTGTGAGTTTGAACATCTGCCCATAAGTGTCAAGGATACCGTTGCAGATGATGCTGGACAGATAGGTCGTAAAGTCCTCCGCCGTGTAGGTGCGGTCAAGCCCCTTTGAATTGAAAAATCCGCTGTAAAAAGCCATAATCATTCCTCCTGTTTGAATGTCGGTGTCAGGCTGCGTCCGTTCTGGTCGTAACCCTCAATCATACCGATAAGCTGAATTCTCGGCTGCACCATGCCGAATCGCCGATGTTCCACGGTTACATAATCGCCGACAGTATAATCACGGTTGTATACATACTGCGTGTTATGCGCAGCAATCGTGGACTCCGATGCCGTCTGCGGCAGCACCAGCTTTTCCGAGCCTCTTGTTTTCAGCAACTCGATATACTTCTCCTCCGGAATCGGCACGGTTTCACCCTCAATCTGCTCTGTCTCGGAAATATCATCCGCATCCACATACACCTCATAGCGTTCAAGGTACGCAGGCTCATCGCCGACACAATATGTGGTGCGTTTGCGCTCATCGCCCTTACCCTGACCGAAGATATAGGCAAAATTGAGCTGGACAGAAGCGTCCTCCGCATAGCTGAACGACAGCAGATTGCTGTATGCGTCGGAGAATATAATATGCGGATTGTCCTCCTGCATCAGGCTGCGGTCAGTGCCTTCCAAGAGGTCGAACACCATGCGGTACTGCTCTCCGGTGTCCTTGACAAGACGGATATTTGCTGTGCCGCCGATCTTCACGCAGATCGTATACACCCACCGCATCAGATTGGTGTAGCTGACCTGAAGCTTGGCGGTCTGCGCCCAGCAAGTGCCGGAAACATCACCGAGCGACAGCCCCGGAATTCTGCGGTTATCGCCGCTGATTGCATTGAGCGTGACGGCATTGCGGACAATATCGCTGTATGCCGTTTCAGTCGTGACGGAGTAGGTAGGATGAATGATGCGCCGTTCCAGCAGGCACATAAGAAACCGCCCACGCACCGTCAGGTAGTCACCGTTTTCTGCATCGGTGTCGATATGCACCGATTCGATAATGCCGAAATGCAGACTGTCATCATCCCGTCCAACAATGCGTCCGGTCTGGAAAATATCAATATTCTGCGGATTGGCTGCGATATACACTTCAAACCGTCCACATTCGTAATACTCAATATCCCAGAGGAGCGAAGAAAAACTGTCGCAGATCGCCTCCAGCGTGATGATGAGTGTATCTTCATCGGCAATCATTTTATAGACTTCAATCTGCATCTTACACCCCCAGAAAAGCGTTCGTATGGACGATTTTTACTTTCAGATTTTGCAGTCCCGTGCCACGCAGATAAAAGCGGTTTTTGCCTTCTCGCAGCGTCAGCCAAGTTGAGCCGGAAACCAGCCGGTTGATGATGTTTGTCTTGACACCGCCCCTGTCCAGCGTAACGGTCTTGTTTCCCGTTTTGGTGGTAACTGTGATAATATCGCCGTTCAGGATATCGCCTGTGATTTGCAGATATTCATCCGTGTCAGCATTATACAGTGTAGGTGAACGGGCAGCGACCTCTTCATCGGAGGAAGCCTCGATCACCAGCGTGAAGCCCGTCTCATCGCCGTCATTGATGATTTCCATCATGTTCCGGGTATTGTACTTGCCCAGCACGAATGGCTCTGGGTTGCTCTCGGTCGGGAATGGGAAGGTAAACGCACCGAGAATCTGCGAATAATACGCCATAACCGACTCGGTCGAATACCAATAAATATCGGGGCAGAGTATACTGATCTGCCCCGTGGTCAGCATTTCAAAATTGTTCACCTCGCAGGTCTCGACATAACCCTCCGCAAACACATCAATGCCTGCCGTTGCATAGTAGACCTTGATGTAGCGGGAAGGCTTCACCACCTTGTAGAGCTGGTGTCGGCGGGCTTCCAGTCCCACGCCCCGCATCTCAAAGTGAATAACGATATTCCGCTTTTCGATGAAGGCATTATTCAGGTAGCTGCCGTCCATACCTGCGTAGCCGGAGGTGCTGATTGTGCCGGTGGGAGGATTCAGTCCTTCCACCTTTGAAGTCATATACTGATTGGCAGTCGTGGTCATATCCACTCTGTCGCCGTTGGCATTTTCAAGAATAAGTTTGAAAAACATGGTTGCACCCCCTTTACTTTTTCGGCGTGGATATGATATAATGAAATCTGATAATATCAAACAAAGAGGTGATCCTGTTTGAACCAAGAATATAAAAAAAGATTAAAGAACATAAATCAACACATACGAAGATGTCAGCTGAAGATCGTGCTGCGGTAACAACACTTGAATCGTTTCTAACCTCGGATGGAAAGATTAATACAAGCTTTTCAAGTGATGATAAATGGCCTAATCATGATGGCTATTTTGAATTCGTTTCCAATCCATCTCTTTCTCGATCTCCTGATCAAAACTTTGTTGTACAAATCAAAGGAACACATTATTATAATGAAACGAATGGCACTATATCCTACAGTTTAACAAGTTTAGCGTTTCCAGCATATATTGCAGATGAGGTTACGGCTGATCCAGGCATCCTTTTTGTAGTTCTAAACCCCGATGTTCGTGGAAAAAAAGAGTCTTTTGGAAATACATTTCACCTCAAGTAATAGAAGCGATAGATTTTAACAAGAATAGTGCTACTATTCATTTTTCGCCAAGTGAGGAGATATTTGACACAGATGAGAGTATAGACAATTTTTGCCGATCTTTAGATAAAATAGTATCCCATCACTTGTTCCTTAGAAAACTTGATACGACATCCCTATCGCAAGAGGACGCACTCAAGATTGTTGATGCAAGATGTTGTGATATCTCTGAAGAAATCGATAGAATTAAACAGGATAATTCTTCCCGAGATAAGTTTTCAAGACGAATACTCAACGGTTTATATGATCTGTGCTATTCATCGCTTATTTTAAATGCTTCAAGGTTAGGGTATAAAGAAATAAACGAACGATTCGCATGGGAAATATCGCAATTTGACATTAGCACGAAATATCTAAGTGATTTTCTAGCTGGATTAAAATATATTGAGCATAGAATTCCAGACGAAGGACAATCAGAAAGACTTATGCTTAAGTATTATAGCTACTTATGGGAAATTCGTAGATTCTTATATGAATGCTTCAATAAATGCGTCTTACAGAATCTTGAAGCGTTTCCGTTAGATCTTGATTCCGTTGATACAGAATACTATGAAATGATCGCATCCAGTATTGAAAACAGTAGAATAACTCCTTCTGCATTGAGCATATCCAGATACTACATTCAAAATAGCACTCCTTTTTTCGTGGATGGAGAAAGATACTTTGAAATAACCCTGCAGTTAGCAGGGTTGTATGCAACGAAATTCAACAGGCTAACTGTATATTCAAAGCTCAATATCTCTTCGAATTATTCAATTCAAATATCATATTGTAATGTGAATACGAATCTTTGGGGAAAGAACAACACAATAAAGTACGTAACAGGCTGGAAAGTTGCAATAGATCCGATTTGTTTAAATAAATTAGGAAAAATTCTTTATGTTCCTTTTAAGCTAAGCCGAACATATGGAGAATATATTTCTTTAATGGATTTTCTTACAAGCACTGGCATGAATCTTTTGGAAATTATTAATCTTCAGGAGGATAGGTTTAAATGCGCGTTAGAAAACATATATCAAAAAACTAACACAGCGATGTTTAAAGAAATATTACTAAAGCTGCGAAAAGAATATGCATCTGGTTCTAGTAAATTCGGCTGTCATACCGTTCGATATATACTTCTCAATTTACATGAGGAAATACTTGAACCGCTTCTACCCCTCCCATATGAAACAAAACGCCTTGCAGATGAACTGTACATCACAACCAAATGTTATCCATTTGAAAAAAACCCTTTTATTTCCAATTTAGCAGGAAGGAAAACTCAAAAAGGAAACATACATGACATCCTTGCGATCAACAGTGATAATAACCTGTTAAAAGCGATGATGCCTTATCGTATCATAGAAAGCCTTATCAAAAAGACAGGTGAATTGTATTTTGATTCTTCTTTAGTTGCACCAATGAAAGAAATCCAGCAATACAATAATCGCCTTGATTCATGGGAAAAAGGAGAAGGCTTTTCTATAAATGAAACTAACGGCCTATTATCAATAGCATCATACGTTGATACGACATTATCAATTCTTAAAAGGCTCATTTCGCTATCAAAAGTTTCTAATAAAGAGCAGGAACTAATTAACTCACGATTCCTTAAAAACAGCAATATAGCTTTTGATGATCCGTTAAAAAAATAGTTTTAGAAAAAGCATTTGTCAAATCTCAACTTTTACTCATCTATGGTGCAGCAGGAACAGGTAAAACCACATTGATGAAGCATCTATCAGATCTGTTTAAAAGTTCACAAAAATTATATCTAGCCAAAACACATACAGCACTTCAAAATCTAAAAAGGCGCATCAATAGTGTAAATAATGCCTCATTTGAAAGTGTTGATAGTTTCGTCAAGAAATCTTTCCAAGTTAGTTATGATGTAGTCTTTATTGACGAATGTAGCATTATTGACAATAGAACAATGAAGTCATTGCTAGAAAGAATTAGTGATAAAACGCTGATAGTTTTGGCAGGCGATATTTATCAAATAGAGTCTATTGATTTTGGAAACTGGTTCTACTATGCAAAAGATGTTATCATGACAGATGGTGCTAACATCGAGCTACTGAATAATTGGAGAACAGAAAAACAGGAATTAAAAACTCTATGGGATGAAGTCAGAATGAAAAAGCCTTTGATTACTGAAAAATTAGTAATCGATGGTCCTTTTTCAGCTAATATTGGAGAAGATATTTTTGCTCCTATTGATGAAGACGAAGTCATTCTATGTCTTAATTATAATGGGAAGTTTGGCCTCAATAACATGAATCTTTATTTTCAAAATGCCAACAACAAAAGTGAACCCTTTACATGGGCTGAATGGACATTCAAAATTGGAGATAAAGTTATATTCGTCGACACAAAACGTTCTGCGTTACTATATAATAATCTGAAAGGCAGGATTGTTAATATTTGCAAGAACGAATCTTCCATAACCTTTACAGTCGATGTAGACGCAGTTTTGACAGCATCGCAATGTTCAGGCGAAGATTTTGAGTTCATAAAAGCTGACAATAAATCGACGAGAATAAGATTAGTAGTCCTAGCTGATGATGAAAACATTACAGAGGAGAATAGATCGAAAACAATTATTCCTTTTCAAATTGCGTATGCGGTCTCAATTCATAAAGCACAAGGATTAGAGTTTAATTCAGTAAAAATCATTATACCTCCAATTAATGCTGAAAAAATATCACATTCAATTTTCTATACAGCTATTACAAGAGCTAAGGAACATCTGAAGATTTATTGGAGTGCAGAAACAATGAAAACGATAATATCAAGCTTCACTGATTCATCTGTAAAACAGCAAACTCTAGATATTATAAAAAAGGAATTGTTGGCCGAAGAATAATTACACATTCAGCGCATTCCTTGTCATACGATAGATTTCCAGCCGTGACAGCGACTTAGGAGAATTATTCGTCTGGTTGACTGTCCGGCTGTTGTCATTGTTGTAGTTGTTGATGACCGTTCCTGCGGGAGTGCCGTTCATCATTGCGCCGGAAATGCCGTCCATGTCAACACTCAGCCCGGACTGCATCGTCAGCGTCATGGCATCAGCCACACCGGATACAGCCGCTTCCACATACTTCTTGCTCTTGTCGATGCCCTTTGCCAGCCCCTTCATGAAGTCCGGCATCCACTCTTCCACATCGGTCAGCGCACCCTTTTCAGGAACGGAGAAATGCAGGTATTCCCAGATGGAACGTGCAACATCCGCAACTGTATTGATGAGGCTGCCGAGCATATAGGTGATGCCGTTGATGAGGTTCTGCATAAGGTCACGTCCCCACGACCACGAGCTGTTGACCTTGTCCATGACTGCGCTGTACACAGCGTTCATGGCGTTGGTGACTGCATCCCGCACACCGCCGAGCCTGTCGCCGATACCGTTTTTGATGTTGTCCCAGATCGACAGCACAGCGTTCTTGACCTGATTCATCGGATTCCGGACGATATCCGGCATGGCATTCCAGACCGTCTGCACCACGGATTTGATGCCGTTCAGGGCTGTATTTACTACATCCTTCGCAGCATTCCATGTTGTCGTGATCACATTTTTGATGTCAAGCTGTCCGGTATTGATGAGCGTTTGCATCGCTTTCCAGACTGTTGTCACAATCTTTTTGATACCATTCAGCGCAGTCTCGATAACCGCCGCTGCCGCTTTCCATGTGGTGGTAATAATTTTCCTGATATTGTCCAGCGCATTTTCAATCACAGACACAATGGCTTTCCAGCCGCTTGTGATGCCGCTTTTGATCTGCGACATAGTTTTGTTGATTGCAGCATTGGCGTTCGACCAGACCGTTTTAACGGTTTCAAAGACCTGTTCCATGAAGCCCTGCACCGCCGTTACCACATTGGACAGAGCATTTTTGATAACGCTGCTGATTGTTTCCGCCAGATTGCCCGCAAAGCCGTTGACTGCATCGCCGACCACATTTGCATTGGCGTTGATACCGTCCGCAAGTCCCTGCATGAAGTCCGGCATCCAGCTCTCGAAATCCGCAAGAGGTCCCTCATCAGGTACAGAGAAGTGCAGGAAGGACTTGATCTTGTTCGCCACGCCCTTGACTGCATCCGCAACCTTGCCGATACAGTTCTTGATACCGCTGACGATGTTATTGATAATGTCTGCGCCCCACTGGAATGCCTGAGAGCCGAGATTCTTGATGAAATTAACAGCGGCATTGAAGCCGTTGACGATCGTATCCTTGATTGCCGTGATCTTCTGTGTCACGGCATTTTTCACGCTGTCCCAGATATTCGATACCGTTGTTTTAATGGCGTTCAGGATATTGGTAATCGTGTTCTTGATGCCGTTCCAGACGGAAGAAATGGTGCTGAAAATCGCATTCACCACGCCGGAAATGAACCCGGAGATTGCATTCCATACCGCCGATACAACAGCATGAATTGCATTCAGCGTATTGGTGATGTGGTTTTTGATGCTCTCCCAGATAGAAGAAATCACAGACCAGATCGCATTCAGCACTCCGGAGATAAAACCGGAGATTGCGTTCCAGACTGTAGAAATTACATTGTAGATTGCATCCATCACCGTGCTGACCGTGGTAGAAATCGCATTCCAGATCGTCTCGAAAAACGTCTTGATTGCTTCCAGAACGATTGTCACAACAGCCTTGATGGTTTCCCATGTGGTCGTGATCTTCTCGTGAATCCAGTCCATGACACGGGAAATGATAACATGGATCGCTTCAAAAATTGTCTCAAACAGATATCTGAACGCTTCCAGCAGCGGCGAAATGAAATCATAAATGGTCTGCCATACTGTAGAAATGACATTCCAGATTGCATTCAGCACCGTTGTGATCGCTGTATGAATAGCGTTCCATACGACCGTGATAACCGTTTTGATCAGGTTGATTTTCTCGGATACAGAGTTATAAATCGCAGTCCAGATACCGACAAAGAAATTCTTGATACCCGTCCAGATAGACACAAAAAAGTTCCTGATTCCATTCAGCACAGAAGATACAAAACTCTTGATTCCGTTCCAGATGTTCACAAAGAAGTTTTTGATTGCCGTCCAGACATTTACCCAGAATTCCTTTACTTCACCGAGGCTCGTGCCGAACAGATTACACAGCACATTCAGATAGTTTTTCAGCGTGTCTTTCAGGAAATTCCAGACCGCCACAAAAATACCCTTGATGCCGTTCCACACTCTGTCCCAGTCGCCCGTGAAGATGCCGACAAAAATATCCAGCACGTTCAGGATAATATCTGTCACCGCTTTGAAGATGTTTGCAATCTGCTGGAATACGCCCTCAAATACAGGTTTCAGGAACTTGCAGAGTCCGTCCCATACAGCCTTGATGACCTCGCTGATATTTTTGAAATCGAAGCCCAGCGCATTGATACGGTCAACGATACCCTGACAGAAATTATTGAAGATGCTCTTGATCTGTTCCCAGATCGCCGTAATCTTATTGCGGAAGTCCTCGTTCGTGCGCCACAGATGAACAAAAGCCGCCACCAGAGCCGCAACAACGGCAATGACTGCGACCACAGGCGCACTGATGCCGCCGATGGCAGCACCGAAGGAAGTGAACGCAGCCTTTGCGCCTGCGATGATAGACGGCAGGTTTGCCACAAGCTGCATCAGCTTGCCGACACCGACCATTGTTTTGCCGACCACCACAAGGAGAGGTCCGAGTGCAGCCGCCACAAGAGCGACCTTGACAATGGTTTCCTTTGTCGCAGGCGACAGCGCGTTGAATTTATCAATAAGTCCCTGAATGCGGGAAACAATAGAACGGATTGCAGGCATCAGGATTTCGCCGAAAGAGATAGCAAGCTCCTGAAGCTGCGATTTCAGAATGGTGAGCTGTCCGGCAAGGTTATCCTGCATAACGGCAGCCATCTTTTCAGTGACACCGTTGTACCCGTCGATCTCATCGGAACAGGTGCTGATCGCACCCTCCAGCTTCTGAATATCCGCAGGCGCAGCGTTCATCAGCGCAAGGAAGCCGGACATGGCGTTCTTGCCGACCAGAGCCTGCGCTGCCGATGCCTGTTCCGATTCCGACATCTGTGCAAAAGCCACACGACAGTCTGCAAGAATGTCGTTCAGCTCACGCATCGAGCCGTCCTGATTTGTGGTGGCAATCTCCATTTCGCCGAAGGCATCGCCGCAGAATTTGACATCGCCCGCAAGAGCAGTCATGATGGAGCGCAGAGACGTACCAGCCTGCGTAGACTTGATGCCGCTGTTCGCCATCAGTCCGATTGCCTGTGCGGTATCCTCGCAGGAAAATCCGAGAGAACCCGCAACAGGCGCACAGTATTTGAAGGTTTCACCCATCATGCTGACATTGGTATTTGCATTGGACGATGCCGCCGCCAGTACATCAGCAAAATGACCGCTGTCGGCAGCAGATAAGCCGAAAGCGGTCAGAGCGTCAGTTACAATATCCGAAGTTGTCGCCAAGTCCTCACCGGAAGCGGCAGCGAGATTCATGATGCCCTCGATACCTTCCAGCATATCGCCGGTTTTCCAGCCTGCCATTGCCATGTAGTTCATAGCATCGGCAGCCTCGGAAGCGGAGAACTTGGTCTTTGCGCCCATTTCACGGGCTTTGTCACGCAGTGCGTCAAGCTCATCACCAGTCGCACCGGATACAGCAGCGACCTTGCTCATGGCGGAGTCAAAGTCTGCTGCGGTTTTTACGGCGGCTGTACCCGCAGCCGCAATGGGAACGGTCATATGGGTGGTCAGTGTCGTACCGACATCGGCGATTTTGTCGCCAGCCTTTTCGAACATTTCACCTGTCTGACCGAGCTTGGCAAGAGCCGTGCTGGAAGCCTCTGCCTCACGCTGGAGGTTCTGTAGCTCCTGTTCCGTTTCGATGATCTCACGCTGGAGGGCATCGTACTGCTCCTGCGAAATGTCGCCGTTGGCGAGTGCCGTGTTTGCCTGTTCCGCAGCGGTTTTCAGGGTTTCCAGCTTTTCTTTGGTAGCCGTCACCGCATCGGCGAGAAGTTTATGCTTCTGCGAGAGCAGTTCCGTGTTGGAAGGATCGAGCTTCAGCAGCTTCTGTACATCCTTGAGCTGCGTCTGCGTGTTTTTGATATTCTTATTGACACCTTCAAGGGCTTTGCTGAGTTTCGTGGTATCGCCGCCAATCTCAACGGTAATACCCTTGATTCTGTTTGCCATGCGGTTCACCTCCTCCGTGAGAGCATGAAAAAAGCATCTGCCGAAGCAAGTGCTTTTTTTATATCTTGTATCCTCTTGATTGTGTTTGCAAAAAAGAGTCGATTATTCGGGGTGCGTTTTCTGAATCTGGTAGAATTTGTTGTTGAACAAATAATGATTTTTGGCAATACATCGCGTATTCTCTATCAGAATCAGAAGGAATACACCACCTTCCTTTGTGCTTGACAATTTCATTCATTTTGTCCTTAGAATAGGCATCATAGATATAAAACAGATTAGGACAGTGAAAATGGAGGTACTTCGATGAGAACGATCTTTTATCCATTTCGGCAGCCTTTTTCAGTAATTCTTGTAGATATAGATGTGTAGCAAGGATTTCAGGTAGATTATCAGGTGTTGGCGTTTTATACTGCCTTAGTGCATCCAACCGTTCATCTAAATCTGAATCAATGATAAGAGGAGCTATATATTCGTAGTAGAAATCATGATCACGTTGTGTTTTTGCATTTCTTCGTCGTTCAACAGATGCAGAATACGCACGACCGATCAATGCGATTTTTGCAACAATCTCATGTGGGTTATTATGACGAGGATATTGTTTACACAAGTCGTACAGCACTTTATCAAATAAATACCAATTGGATTCTGTATCTCTTTTCTGTTTTGACCATGCCAGAATATCCTCAACGATGCTTTCATCACGAAAAAAGATAGAGTCGCTCATTCTTCGCTCCTTTCCTGATCTGTTTCGATTAATCGTATCCATTCAAACAGCGTATCGAATTCTATCAGTATTGCAGCAGTCACTTTTTTGTCTTTTTGTTTGTCTCCGTCACGCTGGTAATCTTTCAAAAGAATATTTCCATTTTCAAAAAAGAATACATTATTGTGAGCAAATGCATTTCGTATATGCCGAAACAAGCAACGATAGCCTGCCTCATGATCAGAAATTTGAGCAGATAAGTTACCCTCATCATCCTCAACTATTTCCATTTTACAATCCATATTCAGCACTGCTCTTGTGTGCAGCGGACAAATGTGGCTATTATCTAAATCCATTGCTTGGAGTGCTTTTTTAGTTTGCTTTTCTGTATAGGTGAAAGAAATATTGTCTTTCAGCCCTGATATCTCAAGCATAGCTTGAAACAGTTTATCAGGATATAGCTTCCATATTTCGTTTCCATTTTTATCTTTGCTTTTTATTCTCCAGTGATACCTATCTCGGAGGATAGCCCATGCGTGTTTTTCTTCATTGAGTGGATGTAAAAGATAGAAATCTATTAGTTTCAGTATAGAAGAATACGAATATGAGTTATCTTCATTTGAGACAATCGCTTCAAATCGGTCTATAATACCAATATCAATAAAAGTTGTTTTACGTTCTCCACAACGATGCTTTTTTTCGGTTTCAGGCATATATACCACCTCGTGCTGATTATAGCACATTTTGTCGAAAAAGTCAATCAGAATGCATCAAAGTCTGCCTGTCCAGCGACCTCATGCCAGCCGCCATATTCGTCATTTTCCTTTTCGGTGAACATATCATTCACGACTCCGATCGTGAGCAGATCAAGCTCCGAGAGGGACAGCCCGATCTGCACACATCGGAGAAGGAAGAGGGGCGTTGTCATCGGGCGGTCAGTTTTTCGATGTTTTTTTTAGATTCCGCCTGCGTTTCCACGTTGAGTCCCCACAGTTCAATGAGCTGCGGCAGTACCTCATAGATAGAGAATGTGTTGAACGCTTCAAGCCATTCATCGGGATTGTCCGGGACGTTCTCCGGATCAGCGTGTTTCGCCATGATGTAGGCGATGTTCTCGAACACTTCAAGGCTCTCAATGTCGAGATTGGAGCCTTCCTCGTCGCCTTCCTGAACAGAAATCTGAAGGGCTGCGAAATCCTTGTAGATATCCCTGCGGAACTTGATGCGGTAAAGGCGAGGCACAGCAGCACTCGCCTTGAACGGAACCTCAATACCGTCAACGGTGATCGTCTTTTTAATAGCCATGCTGTACCTCCTTACTCGGTTGCTGCTGCCGCAGAACCGCCGGACTTGGTGGATGCGGAACGTGTGCCTGTGCTGTTGTTTGTAGCAGCAGTCGGCATATAGACCGCATTGTACCAGTTGTTGTAGGTGGTTTCATCCGTGCTTTCGCAGGTCTTGGACTTCACCAGACCGTTCGGGAGAGCCGATGCCTTGAGGGACAGCTTTTCCGTCTTGACGGACTTGCTTTCTTCTGTGGTCTCACCCTCGGTTGCAGGACGGGAAGCCGAGCAGCAGTAAAGCACATGGCGGATGTGGTTCTTGTCGCCGTCAAACTCGAACATGAGTGCAAACTGCGATGTTTCTGCATCATTGCGCTCCACCAGAACGCCCTTTGCATCGAGCTGCTCACCGAGAATCGCCGTTGCAAAGTCGGTTGTGATGAGTGCAACCTCAAGATCGCCGTCGTAGCCTGCGTTGTTGTTGATGACATAATACACGCTGTTGTCAGCGTAGAAGTTCTCATTTTCGCCGTTGGCGTCAATGCTCAGGGATACAGCACCGGGCAGGCGCACAGGCGTTGCAAATGTCGGAACGCCCTCGTCTGACCATGCCGTGATTTTTGCCCAGTGAACCTTGTTCAGACCGAACTTCACCTTATTTTTCTGCAGTGCCATAGGTTATACCTCCATTTCGTAAAGCACCTCGTAGAGCTTTTCGCTCTCGATCCAGCTTTCAGTTTTCGTGTAATAAATGTTGTGCTGCCGGAGAACATCCTCCAGCCGTTCCTCTGCCTCCGGGGATTTCCTGTCGGTGTATAACTCGATGTCAAGCTGTTTGAAGCTGTGGTACATCAGGTTATCCGCACCGAAGGTGTCCTCGCCGGGTGAAAGGAAAATAACAAAGGGCGGTTTCGGAGACTCGCCCTCGGCAAAATGATGATAGGCGAACGGTAGACCGATCTCCTGCATCATTTCATTGATTTCTTCATAACTCATAGTATTTCCTTTCAATGATTGACTTTCTGTTTTGTATTTGCTATAATTGAGAAAAAGGAGTTGTTGTAATGTATCAATGGTATGAATATGAAAAAGATGGCACATTGCTCCTGTTTATGGAGATTTCATCTTCTTTTACGCTGGATTGTTATTTCAAAGTATATAAAGAAAATGGCAAGATCATTGTGTATTGGCGTACCGAATTATCACGGAATGATTATTTTAACATATTCTCACGCCTTGACATTGATAAAGCAAATCCCGTTCCTCTGAGTGAGATTACAAAAACACTTGAATACCGTCAGGAATTAGAGAGGATTTGTCCGATTCATTCACAAGAACTCACATCTGAGCAAGAGAAAATACTTCTCAATCTTTTAAATGCAAAATTGGATGAAAAGATTAGGCTATCTGGTGGACGTGATGGACATAGTTATCACATTCGACTTTATGGAGAAAATCCTTCACGCATTGATTGTTGGTGTATCATTACATCTGAATGGAGTTTTCTGGCGAATGCAATCAATATGCTTGTAATTGATGTTGCTGGCTTGAATGCTCAACATTATGCAATTCAAACGCGTAACTCATGAAAGCTCCTTTGTGATGAGCGATTCCAGCAGCGCAGCACCGTTTTCCTCTGCGGGAGCGATATGCGGCTTGCCGGGTACACGACCGCCGTTCCGCTTTGCATGACCTTTTTCAAGCAGGTGCGCAAGCTGGTAGCGGTCTTTCGAGTAAACAGTCATTTCAAGAGAATGGCTGTTCTCCTTCGTCTTCTTGGTCGTCCAGCTTTTCGCATACCGCCCGGTACGCTTCGGAGCATTTGCGGAGATTTCCTTCTTGACGGATGTGGCTGTCTTTTTCACAGCCGATTTCATGGCAGAATCGGCAAGGTCTGCATATTCCGTCAGCCCCCGCATGATCTCATCTGCCATATCATCAATCGAAGTCATCCTGTTCACCCGCCTTTCGTGTACCTGCCGTGATTTTTATATAGTCGAGTGATTTATAATTCGGCAGCACACCGGAAATATCATACACCAGACCACGGAAGCGCAGCTTGTGCGTGGTGGTATTGATTCTCTTGGTATCGGGTGTCTGCCGGACGGTAAATTCCAGCGATACGACTTCCTTCGTCACGCCTGCATCCGTTGTTTCCGTTGAGGTTTTCACGGACACGGCAGCCCAGCAGGAGAAAACCTCCTCCCACCGGGCTGTGTGGTTGCCGATGCCGTCCACCTTCGTGCTGTGTTCGAGGAAGGCGATGCGCTGGTTGAGCGTTCCGATCTCCATCAGATCACCCCTTCCCGCTGTGCAAAAAGCAGCGCACGGAGCGTGAGTGTCAGCTTGTGGTAGTCAGCAGTATTGCGGTTCTCGTAGAGGTAAGATACAGTATACAGCATAGCCTGCCGGGTGGTTTCCTCATTGACCGCAAGTGCCTGCTCGTCCATTCTGCCGACATCCTGCACGAGACGTTTCGCAGTGTCGATCAGAGAGAGGATGAGCTTGTCATCCTCAGTATGATCCACACGAAGGTAGTTTTTTGTTTCAGCCAGAGTAATCAAGAGCCGGACTTGACCTTGAGCGTCTTGACTGCCTCCGGCAGGATGAGCTTGCCGTCGAGACGTTCCATTGCAAGGAAGCCGACCTGTCCGGTCATGGCGAACAGCTCATTCAGACGCTTGAAGGTACGACCGGAACGGTCAGCGATCCAGTAGTAGCTGAAATCACCGAATGCCATACACTTCTTGCCCGCACCGATCTCCGGCACATAGCTGGAAGTCTTGTAGGGGCGGTTGAGAATCGTATCGGGAACGCCTGCGGAAACAGACAGCTGCCAGATGTAGTTGCCGTTGCCGTCCTTCAGCTTGCGGAGTGCCTTGACTGTAGAATCGTTCAGCACCCAAACTGCCTTCTTGCGGTAGGGGCTGCGGAGCGAGTAGAAAAGCTCCATGACATCATCAAATGTGATGTTTGCGCCTGCGGTCGTTGCACCGTCCGATGCGCCGCCAGTGGCGTTGAAGATTCCGGTCGGCTTACCAGTGCCGTTGCCGATGAAGAAGGCTTCCTCCTCCTTTGCACCGATACGGCGGGCAAACTCACGGGCAATGTAGGACGGGAGGTCGAACACGCTGTCGTTGAGAAGCTCCTCGGAAATCTTGATCGCCGTACCGAGCTTGTATGCGGAGAGCGATGCCTGACCGAAGGTGTCATCGGAAAGCGTGTACTGCTCCTCTTCATCCATCCAGACCGCATCGCCCTTCGATGTGACGATCGGGATCTTGCGGTCGCCGGAACTGGTCTTGATGACGGTTGCCATCTGGCGGAAGATGTTTTCCTCCTCCAGAGCTTCGATAAGCTTGCGCTCGAATTCATCCGGTACAAGGTAGCCGCCCTCGGTGTCCGTGCCGACATGAAGGTCGTTGCGCACATCGATCCAGTTGCGGTTGCGGATGCTGTTCCAGAAGGCATCGCTGTATGCAGCAGATGCGGTTCCGGTCTTTTCCGGCTCGGTGTTCTGTGCGGCGGGCGCAGTCAGGATGGGAGAAGTGGTAGCCTTCGCCATATCCGCCTCAATTTCTGCCTGACGCTCCATGCGCTGGATTTCCTTGCCGAGGTTGACGATGGTCGCCTCCATTGCATCGTAGGTCTTGCTGTCCTCCTCGGAAAGCGTACCGTCTGCCTGTCTCTTGCTGTCGAGGAAGTCACGGGCGGTGTCCCACGCCTTCGCTCTCTTTTCACGAAGTTCCTGAATAGTCATTATACATACCTCCAATCAGTATTTCAGAAGATTCAGCCGACTCATCAGCTGATCTACGGGTGTACCCCTGCGCTCGGCGGAGACCTTCTGCATGAGGCTCTGCATCGTAGCAGCACGGGAATAGGACATCGCCGTCAGGTTATCTTCCTTTGGCTCGTCCTGCTTCGGTGTATTTTCATCCTCATCCGGTTCATCTTCCTCCGGCTCCGGCTGCGACCGGAGTCCGGCTGACGGCTGTCCGCTTGCAAACAGAATGCCGTCCACCAGTCCGAGAGACTGCGCCTTTTTCGCATTCAGCCAAGTTTCCTCGTCCATCATGCGGGCGATCTTGCTGCGGCTGAGACCGGACTTTTCCTCGTAGGCGTTGATGATGCTTTCCTTGACTTCATCCAGAAGCTCGATGGCTTTCTGCATCGCTTCCTTATTGCCGAAAGCAACAGTCGAAGGGTTGTGGATCATCAGCATACCCGTCGGAGCGATCAGGGTTTCGTCACCAGCCATTGCAACAACAGATGCCGCCGAAGCCGCAATGCCGTCAATCTTGACTGTGACCTTGCCCTTGTGGTTGCGGAGCATGGTGTAGATCTGCGATGCGGCGAACACGTCCCCGCCGGGTGAATTCAGCCAGACGGTCAGGTCGCCGCTGACCTTCGCCAGCTCATTGCGGAACATGGCAGGCGTGATCTCATCACCGAACCATGTGTCTTCCGAAATCGGTCCGTTGAAGATCAACTCCGCAGAGCCTGTATCCTCATTGCGCACCCAGTTCCAAAATTTATTCATTGGCATTTTCTCCTTTCTCCGCCGCAGCGGGCTGTTCAGCAAATGCGCCTGCATCTGCCAGTTTCGTAAAGCTGCCGTTCACCAGATACAGATTGCCGCCGTCCTCATCCGGGATAGCGTTCATGTCTTCCAGCTCACGGATATCGTTGGCGGACAGCCAGCCGTTCTGACGTGCGGTCGCATAGCCCTGCATACGGCTTGCGTAATCGCCGCGCAGCAGCCCTTCCACGTTGAATTTGATGAAGTAGCGTCCCTTTTCCGAATCCGAAAGCAGAGCCTTCTGCAAGCCCTGTTCCCAGCGCACCAGCCACGGATCAAGTGTATACTTGACGAATTCCAGCGACAGATGCTCGATGTTGGAGAAGGTAGCGTGGTCGAGGTCGCCGATCATATGCAGCGGTACACGATACAGGCGGGCTATTTCCTCGATCTGGAATTTACGGGTTTCAAGGAACTGCGCCTCATTATTCGGAATGGAAATCGGTGTGTATTTCATGCCTTCTTCGAGGATTGCAGTCTTGTGGGCATTGCCGCTGCCGTATGCCCGCTGCCATGCTTCACGCACACGCTCCGGATTCTTGATCACGCCCGGATGCTCCAGCACCGCCGAGGGCGATGCGCCGTTCGCAAAAAACGATGCGCCGTATTCATCGCAGGCGACCGCAAGCCCGATGGCGTTTTTCGCCATTGCAATGGGGCTGTATCCGACCAGACCGTCAAAGCCCAGCCCCGGAATATGCAGAACCTGTTCCATCGGCAGGATGATCTCACCCTGCTGCCTGAAATTCGGGTTGTGTTCGTCGTATCGGCTGTAGCGGTAAATGAGCCTGCCGTGGTCGTCACGGTCAACACGCACCTTGTCCGGCATCAGCGGATACAGCCCCAACACCTCACCACGACCGTTGCGGATGATCTGTGCATAGGCGTTCCCGTAGATCAGCAGATGCGCCATAAGCGTTTCCCGGAAAACGAACGATGTCATTTCGGGATTCGGCTGGTCATGCAGCAAAAAATAAAGCGGGTGCTTCGACACTCGCTCTTTTCCGTTATCGGTGTATTGGTAGATGTGCAGCGGCAGTTGTGCAATTGCCTCCGACAGCACTCTCACGCAGGCGTAAACTGCAATACTCTGCATCGCCGTGCGGTCGTTGACTCGCTTGCCTGCATGAGTCCGTCCGAAGAAGTAGCTGTAGGACGGCGAATCGTAACTGTCCTTCGGCTTGTCCCTTGACCGGAACAGTCCGCTGAAAATGCCCATGTGCATCACTCCTCTCGTTGACTTTTTGTATGGACTTGTGATATAATAATGCCAAATAGATCGTCATGGCTACTTAGAATAACAGGATGTTTTTTCATAAACTTAAGGGAGGGATTTTATGCCAAATATAGATCTATGCTTTAGTATTCTTCCGACTCAGATGATCGTTAAAGATTTTGTTGACGGGTGCGATTATTGTAACTATGAATTGTATTTGAGAGAGTTTATTAACGCATCTGCTTTCTTCTTAGCAAAATCTCATAACGCTCCGTATACCCCTCCACCTTCAGAAGAAAAAGGACAGTGTGATTGTGAAAGTGATAATTATAAATTAGATTTTAAATTATTGCTTTCTGAAACTATGGGACAAGGAAAGCGTGAATTTTCCCCCTCAATCACACAGCTTTGTCCCGGAATAACTTTTTATGGGGAGCCTAATATAACAACTACATCACCCAATTATAAAGAAATTGACGCAACATACCTTCACGTAGCCTTTCGTACTACTGATTTTGAAGAATTATGTTCTATGGAAGAAAAGCTGCAAAAACGTCATGGCTACGAAAGAGATATTAGCTTAATATTAAAAGATTCACGAAAGCCTAAGAATATATTATTTATGCTACCGTATGAGTTTTATTTCAAAGATGAAATATGCTACGAAGATGGGCTGTCTATTATTGTTCCAGCGATTACTAAAGATATGATAAACCTCGTTAAATACAGGGAACTGAAACAGCCAAAATATGATACCTATTTTGCTTTTATCTACAGTGGCAAATTAATAATTTTAAATTCTACAAACAGTGAATTAGAAATTATCGACGTAATTGAACTGACAAAAAGCGAAATATACCAGAAACTATTGCGGTTATCTGAAAATTGATTATCATAGCACTAGCATCTCCCTGCTGTCATAAATGCTGTCGCCGGAGTCGTTCCCGCAGCGGATTGCACGGTCGAGAGCCATGATCGTGGCGACCGTTCCGTCAATTTTCTCCGTGGATTTTTCCTTGTCCGGCTTGATGTTGCCTGCGGGATCACGCTTGATGAAAATGTTGTCCATGTTCCAGCGGAGAACCGGATGCCCGTTGTGGGCGATCTTCTGCTCCAGCGTCAGCTTCATCAGCTCTTTGGTCGGCGGCGACATATCACGGTAGCCCTGACCGAATTGCACCAGCGTGAAGCCCAGCCCCTCAAGGTTCTGGCTCATCTGCACCGCGCCCCATCGATCAAACGCAATTTCGCGGATATTGAAGCGTGTGCCCAGCTCATCGATGAAGTTTTCGATGAAGCCATAATGCACGACATTGCCCTCGGTCGTCAGCAGGAAACCCTGCCGGTGCCAGAGGTCATACGGCACGTGGTCGCGCCGGACGCGTAAATCCAGCGTTTCCTCCGGCAGCCAGAAATACGGCAGAATATAATAATGGTCGTCCTCCTCGGTCGGCGGAAAAACCAGAACAAAAGCCGTGATGTCCGTGGTCGAGGACAAGTCCAGACCGCCATAACATACACGACCTTCGAGGAAGGATTCATCGAAATCGACCTTGCAGGCATCCCACTTGTGCATCGGCATCCAGCGCACCGTCTGCTTCACCCATTGGTTGAGACGGAGCTGCCGGAAGGCGTTTTCTTCGCCGGGATTCTGCTTGGCGGATTCGCAGGCAGCTTCCACCTTGTCCATGCCGATTGTTTCACCGAGGGACGGATTCGAGTTTTTCCATACCTCCGGAGAAGTCCAGTCGGCATCATCGGGTGCGCCGTAGATGACCGGATAGAAGGTCTTGTCGATCTTGCGCCCTTCGAGAATATCCTGCGCCTTCTGGTGTTGCTCGTAGCAGATGGAATTGGTGTCTGTGCCAGCCGTCGTGATCAGAAAATACAGCGGCTGCATTCGGGCATCGCCGGAGCCTTTTGTCATAACGTCAAAGAGCTTCCGGTTGGGCTGCGTGTGCAGCTCATCAAACACGACTCCGTGAATGTTGAAGCCGTGCTTGCTGTACGCCTCGGCGGAAAGCACCTGATAGAAAGAATTGGTCGGCGTGTATACGATGCGCTTCTGCGAGGTCAGGATTTTGACGCGCTTGTTCAGGGCGGGACACATCCGAACCATATCGGCAGCGACGTCAAACACGATCGCCGCCTGCTGCCGGTCGGCAGCGCAGCCGTAGACCTCGGCACGTTCCTCGCCGTCACCGCAGGTCAGCAATAACGCAACAGCGGCGGCAAGCTCAGACTTGCCGTTCTTTTTCGGAATCTCGATGTATGCCGTGTTGAACTGACGGTAGCCGTTGGGCTTGATGACTCCGAACAGGTCACGGATGATGCGCTCCTGCCAGTCGATCAGCTCGAAGGGCTTTCCCGCCCATGTGCCTTTCGTGTGGGCGAGGCACTCGATGAACCGCACCGCATAGTCGGCGGCGGCTTTATCGTAATGGGAATTCTCCGCCATGAACTTGGTCGGTGTATAGTCTTTCAGCTTTCGCAATGCCTCACCCCCTCAGAGAGAAAGGCGGCTTCCTTCCGGTTGCCGCCCTTTTGTTTTAGTTGTACTCGTGCATCAGAATCGCCAGTGCCATTTCCGCTGCCTCATTCTGCGGCGGAACATCCAGCCCCCGGTCGTAGTTGTAAACAACCTCGCCGCTGATCTTCAGCATTGCCTTGCTGATCCTGCCGCCGTCGATTCCGTACTGGCTGCCCTCGTCGTAGGCTTTCACCCAGTAATGAACGACCGTGTACTTGCCGTCGCCCTTCGGAACTCCAATCGTACCTTCATGCCACATATTCTTTTCCTCCGTTTTTCGTAGTTTTCGGTGGGCTTTCCGCCCTTCCGTTGTACCCATATTAACTCTAAACGGCGAATATAGCAAGCCGCTAAATGTACAGAAGATACGAGGAAAATGTGCGGCGGGTGTTGTGTACTTTACACCCGCCGCCGTGGTCGTTATTCGCTCAGGGGAATCGGCATCAGAATGTTGCCGACCAGCGCAAAGTCGTATGCCTGCCGGAACTGCTCCGTGTACTTTTCGATCAGCTCCTGCGGCAGGTCAGTGAAGTCCTCCTCGCCCAGTCCGCAAAGGAAGAATGTTCCCTTGATGACTCCGTAGCCCTTGATCGGGCGATTCCATTTCTGCTCCGGATGGTAGAGGGCTTCCTCCTCGCACACCAGTGCGACCGGATCATCGAAGGGGTAGATCGCCTGAATGTAGCCGCCGACCGTCGCCTGCAGGCTTTCAAGGTCGCCGCTGATCTCCTTTGCGTAGGGCTGCTTGCCGGGTTCAACGATAAGAATGTTCATGGTAATGCTCCTTTGTTGTTATTCCGCTTCTCCTGCGGTAGTGACATATTAACTCTGAATCGCAGAAATAGCAAGCAGAATCGGCAAAATAAATGTGACAAACATCGCCACAGAAAAGCCGCTGAATTGTACATCGCACAGAAGCCGCCACGTTTGCGCGTGTGGGGCGGGTTACCGAAAGGGGTAGTTTTGCAAGGATACCCGTTCCGCCCGACACGGGGCAGCGTAGCGGCTGTGTGCGCCTTATTCCGGCTGGTACTTCTCGTGGATGATGCCGAGGATTTTGTCCTGTTCCTCACGCCCTACGCCGATGCTTTCGAGGGCTTCTCTCGTTCCGCAGTCGGGGCAGATCGGGCTGCCGTCCACACGGGAGCTTGCAGGTCGCTCGGTGTACACCCGCCCGCATTTCGGGCAGGTGCGTGGCTCTTTGTTGCGCTCCTTCATCGCTGCACCTCCTTTGCACTGGTCTCGTAGGCGGCATCGAGGAACTTGGTGTCGAATCCGAAATTCCGGTAGCCTTCCTCGCAGGTGCGGATGTAAGTCAGCGAAGGAATGCCGTGCTTGCGTTCCTCGTGCATGATGTAGATGAAAGCGTCCAGCCGCTTTTTCTTGCCGTTCACCAGCTTGACGGTCAGGCGGATGCCCCGCTTGTAGTAGAAGGTCGGGCAGCCCTCGTAGGCGTCCAGCCGCTTCTCATCGTCGGCGGTCACTTCCCAGACCGCAACCGGAACGATGCTGTTCTTCTTCGGCTCGATGGTGAGGTACGCTCCGGTCTTGCTGCCCTTGTAGAGCAGCTCGTAGTCGGGGATCACCGAAATGCCGATGGGCTTTGCGCCGGGGCAGCGGTAGCGCATCTGGCGCACGTTCAGGTTTGAACCATAGGCGAGGTAGTACAGTTTCTTTGCCATTTCAATCGTCCTTTCCGAAGGAAATGTCCTTCTACCACCCTGAGCCGCCCGTAGGCGGCAGGTGGGGAAAGGCGGCGGTTACTTTTCCGCCTTGCCAAGCTCGTAAGCCTTGCGGAGCATTTCCCGGATGCCCCAGACGCTCACCTCCGGGAAGTCCTCGGTGTCGTTCCAGCGGGTGTC